ATGGCTAGACAGTTGCACAAGCTCTCCGCGCGAGCCGTGGAGACCACCACGAAACAGGGCTACCACAGCGACGGCGGCGGCCTCTACCTTTTGGTGGGCACGGAGGGGCGGCGCTCATGGGCGTTTATCTACCGCCAGCGAGGCACGGGGAAGCGCAGGGAGCTAGGACTCGGGACGGCGAAGTGGAAGGACCGGGACGGGCTCACGCTCTCCGACGCCCGCCGGAAGGCCGAACAGAGCCGTGCGGCGATCCGGGCAGGAAAGGAGCCGGACACGGAGCGGAAGGCCGCAGCGCTCGCGGGAACCACCTTCGGCGAATTCGCGGACGCCTTCTTGGAATCGATCAAGGCGGGCTTCAAGGGGAAGAACAGCCACGCCGATTGGAAGCGGGATTTGGAAGTGCGGGCCGCGCCCATTCGCCCTAGGACCCTTCAGGACATCACCACGCCCGACGTGCTGGCGATCATCTCGCCGCTATGGCTCACGATCAACCGGACGGCACGCGAGACGCGAAGCCGTTTGGAGCGGGTCTTCGACGCGGCGAAAGCGCAGGGCTTGCGGTCCGGCGAAAACCCGGCGCTGTGGCGCGGGAACTTGAAGCCGCTGTTGCCCAAGGCGCCGAAGTCGAAGCGGCACCACAAGGCGGCGCCCTACAAAGACGTGCCGGGTATCGTGGCTGCGCTTCGTACGAAGCACAGCGGCGCCGACACCGCCGTGAACCGCGCGGCCGAATTCATCATCTTGACGGCGGTGCGGACTAGCGAAGCCCGCTTCATGCGCGCCCGTGAAATTAATTTCAAGGAAGCGCTTTGGACCATCCCGGCGGAGCGCATGAAATCGGAAGACCACCCGGAGGGCAGGCCGCACGAAGTGCCGTTGAGCGCTCGCGCCATCGCGATCTTGCGCGCCGTGATGCCCAAGGACTTGGCGCCTGACGCCTACGTGTTCGCCGGGCAATGGTCGAAGGACCACAAGAAGCCGCTTGGCATGAACGCCGTTCTGCACGCGCTGCAAAAGGTCTACCCGGACATGACGACGCACGGGTGCCGGTCCAGCTTCCGCGATTGGGCGGGCGACGAAACGAGCTTCCCGCGCGAAGTCGCGGAGATGGCCCTAGCGCACAAGGTGGGCGACGACGTGGAGCAAGCGTATCGGCGCGGGACCGCGTTGAAGAAGCGGCGCGAGCTAATGGAAGCTTGGGGCCGCTACGTCGAAGGCGAGTCCAACGTCCTGAAGCTGGCGGCGACGGGGTGAGCTATGGCCATTAAGGTGGTGCGGGTGATTCCGCATGAAGAGAGCATCGAAGTTCGGGTGTCTACCTTCATCTATTTTGACGACAACCCCGGCCGCCGATCAACGAACGACGCGGTGGAAGAAGCCAAGCGGGTCGCCCGGAAGCACAAGATGGCTAAAATTGTAAGCATCGGCACAAGGGGCAGTTAGGCCGCGTGCGTTACTGTGCTCTTAACTTTATGGAGTTAGCTGTAATGCGCGTTCTCGCTTTCGCCCTTCTGATCGCCTCCGGCTCTACGGCCCTTGCGCAGTCCACCATCACAACGACTTCGCAAACGAATTGGCAGGGCGGCACCACCACCAAGTCCACGTCCAGCGCTGGCACGTACACGATGACCACCGGCAAGGACTATCGCGGCAATGTCGCGGTTCAATCGGAATGGAAGCCCGCCGCGCCGGCTTGCCGCAGCTACCAAGAAAAGGCGATGGGCGGTTGCCGCTAGGCCAGCAACACGATTAGTTCGGACTTGCGCAAGGCTGCCTTCTCCCGCGCGACCTCGCACGCCGCCGGATATGACATCGCGGCGTCCGTCATGAATTCATAATCCTTAGCGGTGATTCAGCAAGTGTCCCGTGATTGACCCCACCGCCGCGATAAGGTTGGTGCGGCTACCGCTGCATCGCGTTATGGGCCAACAGAACGGGTCGTGGAACGGCTTGCCTCGCGCAACGCCGCCGCCGCCGCCGCATTCGACATCATTATAACGTTTTCCAAGTAGCGTGTTCGACCGATTAGTGACTGTTGGAACAGTGCGTCGGCCGCCAGCTTGCCATGCCCGAACGGAAGAGTGAGAAACCAAACAAGGTCAAACCAGCGCCCTTCAGCCTTCGGTCTTGGCGGAAAATCTCTGCTTGGTGAAAACATGCGAGCAAGCTGATTGTTGGCCAATTCTTGCGCGTTGTCGCGTTCGAACTCATCCATGGACGCAAATCGGCGGGCGACGAACCAGCGCAGGTAGCGTAGTTCCGCAGGACTCAAGCCGCCCACAAATCTGGCCAGCCTCTTGGCGGCCGCCCGTCGCTCGATTAGATCGCTGACGACGATGTAAATTAGCCCGCATGAAACCACACCTGCGAAGAAAGCGACGGCGTATACTCTCAAAGCGGGGTCCGGATTTTGCCATACGTAAGCCGAACCGGCGACGATCAATGCCAGAACTGCTAAGTTTGCGGCAAGGACAACGAAAACAGGCAGAATTGGACGAATTACCATTCGACAAAATGAAACTACGTCGGATGGTGATGAGAAAGATTCAGAAAATCGCCGAATTAGGCTTTTGGCCATGGTTAAAGCTCCAGGAACGGCGTTTTTTCAATGCAGTGCCGAGTGTAGCGCTCCATGATGTAACACACCGAAAACGCACCTATTGCTCCAACAGTAATAATCAACCCGTACCTCTTGAAATTGGTGTGATGCTCATTTTTGTCGAGCTCCAATGCGTAGCCCGCATAAATAACCGCACAAACCAGAGAGACGAGAAAGCAAGATATCAAAATGGCTTGATGTCTGGACACAAGGCCAATCGCCGTAACATAAACCACCGCCGTGATCGCAACGCTATCCAGCTTCACATGATCAAGCAGAATGAATTCCAGCAACAACGGCGTAAGAGGAAAAAACACGCCCGCGCAAATACTGACAACAAATGGCTGCATCCAACCCACCCCGGAATAAGGTTGTAAGTGGAGCCATTTTCAATTCTCCAGTCAAGTTCCGTTTTGCTGGATTCGTAGCTTCAAAGGTCGAGCGCGTCTAATTCTAATGCTTCGTGGTCGCCGTCGGCAAGCCATTTCAATTCGGCGTCGGGCATCTCGCGGCCCGTGTGATCTAGGACGGCGATGAAGATCAATTGGGGCTTGCCCCGGATCATCGCGGCCTTGAACACCACTTGATGCGGGCGCGGCTCGCGAAGGCGCGGGTGGCCTTCGACGCGCACCCGCTCATAGCTTAGCCACCCGTTGGATTGCCGCGAGCGCTTCCACGTCTCGCGCCACGTGTTGGAGCCCTCCGACACAAACCCGGTGACAAGCTCGCCGCGCCGCCGGACTGTGGACGTGGCCATGTCGAAGCGCAGCGCCAAGCCGACTTGCGACATGTTGCCCACGAAGGAGTCCGGCCCTTCCACCACGCGGCGGATGATGCTGGCGGTGTCGCGCCGCTCCACTTCCTCGCACACTTCGGCGACAAGATCGGATAGCGGTCTAGCCGAATGCCTGCCCGGCATCCGGTGGTGGTAGTGCTTTAGGCCATCTTTAGACATGCTCACCCCTTGATAGCTGCCCGCGCGTGATCCAACGCCTTGACGCGCCGGGCTGACATCGCAATGTGCTTCGTGCTGCCCACGGCGGCGAAGGCTTCCGGATCAAGAGCCCGCGCCACGCGCATTTCCTCCGCCTCGCGCCGCTCTTCGAAGACGTAGACTCCAAGGCGCCATAGCAATTCAGTATCCCGGCCATTGCGCGGGTACGCCCGCAACAACGCTTGGAGCCGTTCAACGGCGGCGATGATTTCGCGCCTGGTGCTCACGCGGCCTGCGCTTCGGCTTCGGCTTCAAGCGACTCGCGATAGAGCTTGAGAGCCTTGCCCGTGACGCGACGCGAGCCGCCGTCCTTGTAGGACCTCAACGCGCCTGTGCCGATCTTCTCAAACACACGCGTGCGTGAGATGCCAAGAATCTTCGCGGCTTCCTTAACACCGAAGCTCCGCTCTTCGAACGGCACTCCGGCTAAATCCACGTTGTAGTCTAACATAGTTCGTATCTCCAATTCCTTCGGTTGAAATACTCGCGGCACCAATTCCAGCGCTTGCCAATGTTGCGCCGGAGGATGGGCGCCGCTTCGATCACACGGCCGTCGCGAATGACGGCGCCCGCGCAAAAGTGGGGCGCGCGAATGCAGTAGAGCCATTCGACGCGCAAGCGGATCACGGACGCAGGCCCTTAAGCCGGTGCTTCTTTGCAGCGCGGAGCCCCGCGCGCCGCTCCGCTCGCGTGCCGTAAGTGGCGGCGAGCGCCGGACTTTTTGCCGTACGGCGCTTGCCCGTCGGGCGCGAGCGCGCCACGACTTCGTGCGCCGGGACGCTGGCAAGACTGAGCGACGCCATCATTGCGGCGGCAGCGCCCGCGAGAATGACTCCGAATTTACTGCGCATAGCAACTTCCTAGATGGTTTGTGCCCACCGCATCGCGTCCACAATGGCGCGCTTTAGGCTGGACACGTCGGTGGCAGTGAGCGGCGCGGTGTGCGCCAGGGTTCGGGCGACGCTGGACGCTCGCGCGTCAAGCAACTCACGTTCTGCAATCTCCGCGCGTTCAAGAGCGGCGCGGACTTCTAGGCGCCGGGCTCGCGCTTCGGCGTGAAGCAACGCCGGATCGCGCAAGAGATTCCGCAACACGGCGTCGTCAATGCAGTCCGTGACGCTGAAGGCGTCCTTATTCGGTCGGATGCGATACGGCAGCACGTGCCCCGACGCGTCCTTGATCCGATAGACACCATGGGAAGACCGGACGACGGAGCCCCAGCGCACCGCGCCGTGCATGATGTCCTTGTCTCCCTTGCTCCCCGGTATGGCGACCAAAACGAATTGCATTCCAAAGTCTCCCCGTCGTGATGGTGTTGGTGTGGCGCCCGCTAGGTCGCGGGCTCCATGTCTTCGGAGCAATCGCCGCAAATGAGATTGGCACCGGGCTTCGCCCACGCGTTGCACTGGCATCCGGCGCACGTGTACTTGGTCTTGCTCGCGTTCTTCGTCTCGCGCTTCTTGCGCTCCGCGTCGCCTTCGCTCCACGCTTCGACGTAGAGCGCGGCGCCGGACTTGCCCAAGAATTCGTCGCAGGCGACATCAAACGGGCCGCCCTTGGTGATGTAATGCGAGCACTGGCGCCCCGTCTCCTTGCCGCCCGGCTTGCCGGTGGTCGAAGGATAGAGTCCAAGCTCCTTCATTTTCGCGGCCCACTCCTTGTTGTGGTAGACGCCGCTAGGAGGCTTGCCGAAGTGCGCTTGCCACACGTGGGCTTGCTCATGCACCAACGTGGAAAGCGTCTCCTTGTCGGTGCGCTCCTTGAAGTGCGAGGGGTTCAAGGCCACTTCGTCGGTGTTGTGCTTGCCATCGCGCGAGGCGAACCGGCCCGGCGCGAAGTAGCCGTAAGAGCCCTTGTGCCGCTGAAGCGTGAGCAGACAGAAGGGGAGCTTGCCTTCGAACAACCGCCTATTGAAGAAGTCATAGGCGGACTGCAAATCGCGGTAGGTGCTCGCCGTCGGGTCCGGGCGCTTCACTTGCTGCGGGTTGGCGCCGGGCTTAGCGGCGCGGACCTTGGTAGACTTCAGGGCGGTGGCGCGAGCCATGGGTTAGCCCTCCACCGCTTCTTCGGCCTTGGTGACGGCCTCTTCCACGTTGCCCACGGCTTCGTCCAGCGAGTTGATTGCGTCTTCAAGATTCGACACGGCCGCTTCGGCGGTGCTGCCCTTGTCGCCGCCCTGGAACGACTCCGGCATGTTGTCGTAGTATTCCTGTTCTTCGTCCTTCAGCGTCTCCAACTCGCTCTTGGCTTCCTCCAAGGCGTTCTTGGCCTCTTCGATTTTGGAGAGCGCGTCCCGGATCGCCTTACGCCGCGAGTCGTTCATCGTGGTCTTCCTCAATGTCTGCGAGGCTTGGCCTTCGTTGCGAGCCGCCAGCTTGGCCGCGATCCGCTGGACGCATTCCCGCTCTAGGCGGGCCATCTCCAAGAGGACTTCTTCGCGGATGTCGTACACGGGCGGGGTGTCCTGTTTCCGAAAAGGACATTACCCCAAATGAAAAACAGCGGTCAATATAAAAAAGAGCGCCGCTGTTTTCAAAAAGGAAGGGGTTAACGAGCCGTTACCGGGGAGCAATACTTCCGGAGCTTGGACTCGAACTCGCCCACGGCGGCCTTGCGGAGCTTGTGGCGCAGGACGCGGTTGCGCTCCGTGTCGTGGGTGTCGTGAGCCTCCATGATCCGGCGCACGGCGAGGGCGCACGCGGCCATCAGGACGCCCGCTTGCTGTTCGGGAGTCAGGCCCGACGCTTCCACCGCGTCGTCCACCAAGATCAACAGCCCGGCGCGAGGTCGTCCGCGTCTTCGCCCTCAAGAGCGATAGCCTGAGCCACGAAGTTATTCCCGTCCTTGATGTCATTGGGGAAGGCGACTTCCTCCGCCCGAATTTCATTTGTAGTCTTCAATTCCATTGCCTTCTTCCTTTCGTGGTAGGTCGTCGTCAAAACGCGCCCACGCAATTTCGGTGAGCGCGAAGTTTCTAATTTCGCGGGCTAGGTCGGTGCGCTCCGCTTCGACGTAGGCCAGGCCCATTGCTTTCTGGCGCGCGTCGGCGCGCGTCGTGTACTTGCGATCCACGAAGGCTTGCGCGCGGATCAAAATGGCGTCGCGATCAACGGCCATATGACTTGCTCTTGCGGTGAGGGCGCTTCTGCGGAAGCTGGAAAACTTCGTAACCGTCCAGCCCATTGCGGGCGCGGATTGCAGCGACGCGGAGCGCGCCCATTGTCGTCTTGCAGCCCGGGTGCTTCTCCTTCACCCGCGCCAAGCATTCGACGTAAGGCAGGCCGACGGAAAGCAGGGATTTGCGGTCGCGCGACTTGGCGTCGGCGATGGACACCACTTTGCGCGTGTCGCGCTCCACATAGTGGGTGATCACCATCAGCGCTTCCACAATCGCGGTGCGGATGGGCGTCCCGCGCGAGCGGCGTTGCAATGGCATCTTCGCAGGGGCTTCCGGCTCCGCTGCGGGAGTGCTCGCGCCGGGGCGCACGGTGCGGAGGATGGAAACGAGTTCAAACAACTTGACGCGGGAGTCCTTCCAGCCCTTGAGAGGCGGGACGTTCCGGATGGCAGCTAGGCGGTTGTACTCTTGCACAAGCTCCTTGGTGCTCATTGCAGCGCAGGATTTCGGCGGCATGTGGTGATGGCTTTCAAAATGACTTCGTGAGAAAAGGGGCGCTTAAAAATGCCGGTGTTGACGCACTCAATGGCAAGGCGGGCTTCCAGTATCCCGGCCTTCAACGCGTCGCCGACGTTGCCCGGTGCGAGGTACAACACACGGTCCGCGCCCTCACCGACTTGAAGGAGGAAGAAGGCGTTAGCGCCAAGGTCCCAGCGCTTGCGCATGTAGACGATTTGGGCCTCGCGCTTCTTGAGAGCGAAGCGCACCGGAGTCGCCGAGCGAGCGGGGCGCTTCGTGGACTTCAATTCCAGTTGGAAGGCGCCGTGCGGGCGGAAGAAGCCGTCCACGTCGGGGAAGCCCGCGCCTAACATGTTCTCCACCCGCTCCATGTGCAGCGTGTCGGGGAGCGCAAGCCGCGCTTTGGAGAGCCATTGCCACAGTGAGGATTCGAGAGCCATCACGCGTCCCCGAAGATGTCGGTGGCGTCGCAGCCAGGGGGCAACAACGGCGTGATGGTGTTGTTGGCCAGCGTGTAGCCAATGCCGTGTTCGCGGTGGATGAAGTACCAATAGGAGAAGACGGCGGAGCGGGTGAGGTTGAGTTGTTGGACGGCCTCACCGACTTTCACGCCGTCGGGGAATTGAAGGAACCACCGGAGGATTGCGGCGCGCTTCTTGGAGCGGCACGGCTTCAACAGCTTATCGGCTGCGGGTTTGCCGCCGTCGCGATTCCGGGTAATAGGGCCGTCCGGCTCTTCAATAATCGAGACGCTAAAACGCGCTCCCGTGAGCCGGACGGCTGCAAATGCTTTGGTCATGGAAATGCCCGTCTGCAATACGAAAAACGGGTATGCTGTTTTTAAAAATAGGGCAAGCGCTTTTTAAAAGGGCTTTTGCGTCGTACGGCGCCGCCGCGCCTCGCGCTCCGTCGGGACTTTCGCGCCCTCCGCCTGCAGCCGATTACGATACCAATTGACGGACGGTAGGGACAACGTGGTGCGCGGGTGCGCGTGCTTGGCCGCCGCGAGCGCTTCGGCGTTCGTCTTGCCGCGCTTCAACGCGGACACGATGATGTCGGCGGCCGTCTTCATTCACGCCGCCACGTTGCTGTTGACGCGGAAGCACTCATAGGCACCGGAGAGCCGGTCCCACTTCAACAGCCGCACGAAGCCGCCCGTGCGCCTGCCTGCGATCATCACGGCCGCAGCGATGGCCACCGGATCGCCGACGGCAAGCAAGCAATCGTCTTCACTGTAGTCGTTGAGCACGCGCGCAATCTGGCGCGTTGCTTGGTCCATGCGGTCCTTGAAGATGTTGCCGGGTCCCAGCAAGTAGACAAGACGGCCGTGCGCCGCTGCGGGCGATAGATCGTACTTCGGCACAAAATTCTTCTTGGTGTGGTCGAAGCGGGCGGGCTGTTGGACGACAAAAACGCGGCTCATAATTCAAGGCTCTTCAAAAACTCACGCAATCCCGTTCCTGCGATTGCTTCTGCAATGTCGATACGTTCTAAAATCTTGGACAAAATATATTCGTCGGGTCCGGGCGCTTCGAAGTCTTGCACTTCGATGTTGTGGCCTCCGATTGCCGTTGCCCGTTCCTCCGCTTGCGCCCGCAACCGGGCTTTGAAGGTGTGCGAGTAATTGATAATCTTGTGGGCCACCGACATGTCTAAACCCCGCCCACCGGATTGGATGTGCCCGATGATGGCCTTAACCCCCTTTTCCTCGCGAAATGCTGTGAGGTTTAGTGGCTTAACATCATCGGGCACGCGACCATGATAGCCAACGACTTTGTGCCCGTCCTGTAACAATTGCGCTTCGACCAAATCGATGTCTTTTTGGAATTGGCACCAAATGATGATCTTGCCCGGACACAAATAGACTTCGCGGGAGAGCGCTTCCAGGCGCGGGTTGCGGCCGGGGATGACGTGAGTGCACTTGTGTTCGTCAATGACGAAGCCGGAGCAAATCTGTTGAAGCTTGGTCAAACGCTGCATGCGCTCACCTAGCGACACTTGCTCTTCGCCAACGTTCACAAGATAGGTTTTCATCGTCTCCGCGTAGACGGCCCGTTGTTCGTCGGACAATTCGATGCGGAGCTTTGTAGGCACTAGCGCGGGCATGCCCTTCACCATGTCGCGCGTCACCACGGACGAATAGGCCGCGATGCGCTCCCGTAGCTCTTCAAGGTTCTTGAAGCCGGTGAGGGCCGGGTACTGGCGGCCTCCGCGCGTCTGCCGGGTTTCGTACGATGCAAAATAAGAATCGAAGTCGGAGAACTTGCCGAAGCCAAGGGCGCCTTCCTTCAGCAATTCGAATTGGGACCACGCCGCGAGCGGTGAGCCCTCAAGAAGCGTGCCGGTTAGGTCGCGCTTGTAGATCGCGCGGCGCGAGAGCGCGCGGGCCATCTTCGTCCGCTTGGAGCCAGGCGCGCCGAAGTCGTCGGATTCGTCAAAGACGATCAGGCACCAACGCCACTTCAAGAAACGGGCGACGGCCCGGCGCACGTCTTCGCGCGTCATGCTCTCCGTGTTCACCGACATCCAAAAGAGCTTTTTGCTTCTGCGGATGGTCTTGAGCTTGTCCCACCAAGACGCTTGCTCCGCTGCCCACTCCGCAGTGGCGGCCTTGCTAAGCCGGTTGCCGCCCTTGCTCCCGGCGACGCGCGAGCGCCAAACGATGGTCTCGCATTCGATGCCGGGCCAGCAATGCCGGGGCAGTTCGCGCTCTAGCCAATTCGCATGCACGCCATTGGGCGCGAAGACCAACACGCCGTCAATCTTGCCCATGTCGCCGCCGTTGACGAAGAGTTGGCACGCGGTGTCAATCGTCATCTTGGACTTGCCGGTGCGCATGGTCCACAACAGCGCGCGGGCCTCCTTGCCCACGTGCTGTTCGAACTCTTCGATTTGGTGTTCATACGGCGGCTCACGGAACGGGGCCACGATGAAGTCCGCCGCATAGGGAAAATCGGTCATCCGGCGAAGTCCTGCCACACGTTGTCAATTGGGATGTTGAGCGAGCGCGAATGGTGCACGGCGTTCCGCGTGCCGCCGGGCGATCCGTCCCACAGCGCGCAAACGCGGTCGGCCATGTTGACCATCCACACGTTGCGCCGTTGCATCTTCGCCGCGCTGTAGCCGCCAGGGCTCACCACGCGAACGTCTTCCGCTTGCTTCAGAAGCCACCCATAGCGGGCGCGAGCTTCGGCAGGCCATTGGCAGTCCTGCCCTTCGAACGGCACGGCGACGATGAAGGGGATTCCAAGATCAAGCGCCGCTTCGGCGAAGGCTTGGTCCCACCCCAACGCCATACCAGAAACGGCCATGCGCGCGAGCGATAGGCCAAGGTAGTTGCGCGCGACGGTGCGGAGCCGCTTCCGCACGTCGTCGCCGTAGCCGCCTAGCTTGTTCGGGCGGTGCCCCGTGGCTGTGATAATCATCGCTTGCGGTTCTTCGCGTTCATGGAGCCGGTGGCCCATGCGAGGTTCCAGCGCTCATTGCACAGCGAATCGCCGTTGCCATGGTCGCCGATGGTGTGGAGTTCGGACGGTGGCAAGATGCCCATGCGCTCCGACAAGATGGCCTTGTGAAGCCATACGTGGACTCGCCGCCCGGCAATGCGGGTGTTGCGCCGCGCGTCGAACTTCCGCCCGTGTTTGTCCGGCACGAAGTGCCAACGCCATTGCAACGCCCATTGGTGATCTTCCGGGCTCACCGTGCAGAACACGGTTGCGCGGTCGTCCAGCCACAAGCGGCACGACTCCGCCCGGATGATTTGTGCGAAGGTCCCGTGCATGGCTCACTTCCGGAATCGTTTGTAAAGCTCGCCTTCCGCAGTGATCGGGCATCCCTCATACTGCGGGGGAAGATCGGCCATCGCGGCTTCAAACGACTTCACGTCGCCTTCGCCTTCGTCGCACTCCGACAAAATTTGGTCGTGGATCGAAATCAACAGTTCGTAGATGTGGCCGTGCTTCTCCGTGAGTGAGAGTTTCGCGTGGGCCATGATGTCCCGCGCGATGGCCTGCGTGATGTTCTCCGTGAGCTTTCCGCCGTAGGTGGCTTGGCGCACCCACTTGTTGGTCTTTTGGTCGCGGCCCATGAAGCGGATTTGCGGGCGCACTTCACCCCACGAAGTCTTCGTGGGCTTAAGCTCCGCGTCGCAATAGTTGAGCGTTCGGCCGGACGGAAGAAGGCACTTCAAGAAGCGGCCTTCAACATACCACGTCACCACGCCGCACTTGACCCGGCGGCCCCGGTGCTGAATCGCCTCAATGGCCGCAGCCTCCTGCGCCTTCCACATCTCCGGCACTTCGGAATAGCGCGTGCGGTAGGTGTCCACGGTGTACTTGCACAACGCGAGTTCGTGGAGCACGCCTTCCGGGTCTTCGCGTTCGTCGCGGAGGGAGCGGCGATTCTTCGCAGCTTCGCGCTCCGCCAGCCGGTACTTGCGCACATCATCGAAGTCGTCCGGCTTGGGGAAGAGCTTCTTCCGCACCACGCCTTCGTACTTTTCCAACCGCTTCTTGCCCATCATCGCGAGCACTTCGGGCCGGTTGAGCACGATGTTATAGGTGCGCAGCGTGAGTAGGAATTTCAGGAAGCCCATTCCGTAGCCAAGACCAAGCACGGCCACCTTGCCGAAGTCGCGCTCCGTGGCGCCCATTGCGTTGATGGGCTTCGCCGTCTCCTTGGTGATTTTCCGGCCGTAGATGCCGGACGCCATGTCGCAATAGATGTCCTTCTTCTCGCGAAAGACATTTAACGCGGTGTCGGCGCCCGACTCCCACAGCACGCAACGCGCTTCAATCGCGGCATAGTCGGCCGACACAAGGTCGCGGCCCTTTGGGGCAATGAGCGCGCCGCGAAGACACGACGCAATCAAGTTCATGATGTCGCCGTGAATTACTTCGCACCAATCGAGGTCGCCCGACTTGATGTCTTCCACCGCCAGGTCAAGCGCGGTCTTCTTCGGCAGATGCTTCGCGAAGCGGCCCTTGGGGAGATTTTGGACTTGGATTCCCTTGCCAGCGTATCGGCCGGTGCGCTCCGCGCCGCAGAAGGAGAGAAGATCGCGGGCGCGGTCGTCATCGTCCACGCACTCAAGCATGCGCTTAAACTTGTTGGTGGAGGTGCGGTTCACTTCCTTGATGATGGTGAGCACGCGGCGGGCGCGCTTGCTCAAGTCGGTGCGCCGGTCCAGATACCATTCAAGGGTCTTCGCGGTGGAGTCGGCAAGCTCCAACCCTTCGTGCAGCGCAAGCCATTTCTTCAGGGCCTCGCGCTGCGATCCGGACGCAATGCGGGTGATGCTCTCCAACTCGCCGTTGATTTTGCGCTTGGCTTTGTCGGCCATTCGCAGCGCCGCGCGAGCAAGCGTCGTATCAATGAGCACGCCGCGCCGGTTCATATCCTGCGTGATGTGCCAAAGCTTCTGTTCGTTCGGGATAAGATCGGGCAGCGCGTCCGAAAGGCACATTTCCGCGCGCACGTCTTGCTTGCAATATTCCCACCCGGTGGTGATGCCTTCGATGTCTTCGGCGAACTCCACATAGTCTTCGCCTAGCAAGTCGCGCTCGCGCTTGGAGAGGCGCACCGGCTTGCAATACTTGTTCACGAAGTTTTCGCCGCGCGGGTCTTTCTTCTCCGGCAAGTCCAACGCTTCGATTGCGCCTTCTAGCGACCGGGGAAGGGCGAGCGCCGCGCACTTCGCGGCGGAGCACATCCATTGGCCGTCCGGCACTTCGGGCCAATCGTGCTGCACTTGCATCACGTTTTGCCAAAAGTTCTGCTCAAAGCCCGCGTTATGGGCTTCGACCGCGCCGCCTTCGGCGATCCATTGGAATAGGTCTTCCGGCGGCGCCGACTCTTCGATGTCAAGGGCAGGGTACGCGCGATGCCAAAGCTTCACTTCGTCGGAGCCGGGCAGATGGTACGCCAAGCAATGGGCCTGCGTCGTACGATGCCGCGAGTACAGCCAAGAGCCGATGCGCTTCAGGTTGCCAGCGGAGCGGCCTTCGAAGTCGATTGTGGCGCGCGGCCGAACAATCGTTGGGGTGATCTTCCGGAGAATGACGCGGGGGCTTACGTGGAGCACTGCATTAGCTCCACGTAAACTTCACGCGGCCGTTGGCGCCCGCGCCGTTCTTTTGCGTTCCACCGGACGCAGGACCGCCAGCGCCGACGGCGTAAGACAGTGAAGCGCCGACACCGGGCGCGCCAGGCGTAACGCCAGCCGTGTAGACCGATTTGCAGTAACCGCCGGACGAACCGCCCGAACCGATGGTGGTGTTAATGCGCAAGCCCGTGCCGCCGCCGCCGGGCGCGCTTCCTGTGATGCCGCTCGCCGTCGCTCCCGGCGCCGCGACGTTGCCGCCGCCGTTGGGGGCGCCCGCTCCGAACCCGTTGCCAGGAGCGGCTTGCGACGTACCATGCCCGCCTTGATTGCCTTGCGTGTTGGCATTGTTGCCGCCGCTCGCGGTGCCGCCTTGGCCCGTGTAAGTCGCCCCGGCTAGAATCCCCGTGTCGCCCACGCCACCGTTTGCCGTCATGCCGAGAGTCGAAACGCTGGACGCGCTGCCCGAATTGCCCGCAACAGCGGGCGGGTTGTTGGCGATGCCGCAGCCGCCTCCACCCCATACTTCCACCGTGAGCGTCTGATAGGTCGGAACGACGAAGGCGCCGGAGCCGGAATCGAATTGCTGCGAGCCGGGCGTAATGGCCGGTTGATAAGTGAAGACGTTCGTTCCGGTGCCGGTGCCGCCGGGATTGGTCACGGTGACGCTTACCGCGCCCGTTGCGTGCGCTGGGGTGCTCGCGGTGATGGTCGTGGAGTTGACCAACGTGAAGGCCACAGCGGTGCCGCCGATGGCGACGGATGTTGCGCCGGTGAAGTTAGTGCCGGTGATGGTGATCGCGGTGCCGCCCGCCGCCGTGCCGCTGTTTGGCGAAACGGAAGTGACGGTGGGCGCCGCGTAGAACGTGAAGGCGTTCGTAAGAGTGCCGGTGCCGCCAGGGTTGGTAACGGACACGTCGCCCGCACCCGCCGCGTGCGCTGGGGTGTTCGCGGTGATGGTCGTGGAGTTGACCAACGTGAAGGCCACAGCGGTGCCGCCGACGACGACGGATGTAGCCCCGGTGAAGTTGGTGCCGGTGATGGTGATGCCCGTGCCGCCCGCCGTGCCGCCCACATTCGGCGCCACGGACGTGACCGTGGGCGCAGCGTAGTACGTGAAGGCGTTCGTAAGCGTGCCAGTGCCCGCCGGGTTCGTCACGGACACGTCCACAGCGCCCGCAGCGTGGGCCGGTGCGCTCGCGGTGATGGTCGTGGAGTTGACCACAGAAAACGACACCGACGTGCCGCCGATGGTGACGGCCGTGACGCCTTTGAAATTGGTGCCGGTGATCGTGATCGCCGCGCCGCCCGTTGTGGCTCCGGCGGTCGGAGAGACGGACGCCACGGTGGGGACGAAGTACGACGGCTTGTAGGTCGCGAGCAACTGAGCCGGAATCATGCGAGTCCGACTCCTGAAATCACCCACGTGTCGGTGTCGATTTTCAACAGCGTGGCAATACCAACGGCGGAAAGCGTGCGGGTGCCCGTGGTGTTCGCGGCGCCAGCTAGATAGAGCGAGACGCCCGCCGGGGGCAGGATGCTAATTGCACCTTGGCCTTGCGGGACCACGCACGTGATGGCCGTGCCGATGTCAAAGGCAACGTCCGCGTTCGCGGGGATGGTCCACACGTGCGCGGTCGTGCTTGTGTGCTTGACTTGCTTGCCGGAGTCGGTGAGCGCGAAATTGCGATCCGTGTTTGAATCCACTTTCGGAAGGTTGCTAGGGCCAGCGGGACCTTGCGCGCCCGTGTCGCCCTTCGGACCTTGCGCGCCATCAGCGCCCGCCGGGCCAGCGTCGCCCGGATCGCCCTTGTCACCCTTCGGACCTTGCGCGCCATCAGCGCCCGCCGGGCCAGCGTCGCCCGGATCGCCCTTGTCACCCTTCGGACCTTGCGCGCCATCAGCGCCCGCCGGGCCAGCGTCGCCCGGATCACCCTTGTCACCCTTCGGACCCTGCGCACCATCAGCGCCGGGCGCTCCGTCCGCACCGGGTGCGCCATCGGCGCCCTTGATGTTGGAGACGATGCCCCACGCGTCGAAGTCCAGCGCGTACACGTCGCCCGTGTCGTCGTCCAAATACAGGTCGTCGTCGGCTTGGCCGGTGATCGTGCCCGGCGCGCCGCTGCCGTGATACCAAAGCGAGCCGCGTTGCCCGTCACCGCCGCCGCCGGGGCCTCCGGTGCCGGGGTCTCCCTTGTCGCCCTTGTCGCCCTTCTGCCCGGGCAGGCCGCGCGAGCCCGTGAAGCCGCGAGGGCCGCGCAAGTTGCCCATCAGGTCCCAGCGCGCGCTCTTCTTGAACACGTCACCGGTTACGGTGTTGAGCCACACATCTCCGGCTTTGCCGTCGGCCTTCTTCGGATTGCGATCACCAAAGAGAATGGCGGCACCGGGCGCGCCATCGGCGCCGTTTGCGCCAGCATCACCAACCGCGCCCTTCGGTCCGCGCTCCCCACGCTCGCCGCGCCCACCCTTCGCGCCGCTCTCGCCCCTGGGGCCGCGCTCACCGCGATCACCCTTCGCGCCCTTCTCACCGCGATCACCCTTCGCGCCCTTGTCGCCGGGTTCGCCCTGCGCACCGCGCGGCCCGCGCACGCCGTCCTTCGGCTTCGGGAAGTTGGCAACGGCTGTTGCCAACGCGTCCTTCACAAGCTCCGAAAGTGGGACGTTGACTTGCGGCTGCGTGGTCTCCGCCGCCGCCTTCGGCTTGCCAGCGCCGCGCGCTGCACGGATCGCCGCCATTTCGGCGGGAGTGGCCCGCCGCGAGTAGGTGAAACGCTGTGACATACTACGCCCCGCTTAGATCGTGTCGGCCGCTTCCACCGGCTGACACCTGATTTGAAATTCGTAGCGGCGCCCGCGCTGGCCCTTGCCGTAGTGCGTCGCCAAAAGCGCTTCGGTCCTGCGGTCCAGGGCGGGGACGGCGGCGCGGCACTCGCGCTCCGAAGCAAATTCCGTGTTCTGCGCAAAACGCAGGATGTCGCCGCTATGCAGGGCAAGAACTACAATCGTCGTGAACATTGGGGCGCTCGCGAATATGGGATGGGGATGCAAAAAGCCCGCGCGGAGAAATCCGCGCGGGTTGGCGTCGTGCTTATTCGAAGTCGTCGCCGTCGGTGTCGTCGCTGTTGTCGAAGTCCGAGTCCTCTTGGTCCAGCCAAGCGGAATCAAGCTCTTCGTCAAAGTCGTCCTTCGCGGCCGTGCGGTTGTCGAGTCGCTCGCCGTCCTTGACCTTCTGGACGTTGAAGAGCCCCAGCGCCACGCCCTTGCCCTTCGAACCCTTCTTGAGCCCGAACGAATAGACGTTGACGGTGGCCCGGCAGTAGCAACCCGGGTAGATCAGTTCGGCGTTGCCGTGCTCCGGTCCGATGTCTTCCTTGTCCTTGGTGATGACGCCCGGACGGGATTGCGTGGTGAGGTTCGCAAAGCGCGTGCCCTTGCCGTAGCCCTCAAGGCCGGACTTGGCGCAGCCATCGCGCACGCCGCGCCGCACGTTGTCGGGAAGCTCCTTCCACGGCGATCCGAAGTCCTTCCGCGAAATCGCGTCAAGCTCCTTCATGATCTTGAGCCAAAGTTCTTTCTCGCGCGGCGTGAAGTTCGCCGGGGTCCAGATGGCCGACAGGCCGAACTTGGGCTTTGCGTCCGGGTCGTCGCCGGACTTGCGAGCAACGTAGAGGTTGGGGAAGGACATCCGGAAAACCGGAGTCGTAAAGCGCGTGCTTTCTTTCTTCTCTTCAGCCATTTGGAATATTCCTAAATATCAAATTGGTTTTGGAAACTGCATAAGCAGAAACGGCACCTTCTTTTTAAAAAGGTGCCGTTTCAAGTAACGAATGGCAAAGCGTTTCGGGTGATCAGAAGCCGACGGCCCACCGCCAAATGTAGAACGCGGCGGCGCCCATCACGGCGCCCGGCACCACATCAAGGCAATAGTGCTGCTTTGTCTTGAGCGCGCTTGTCCCAATCAGAACCGGGAAGAGCCATCCCACGTATGCGAACAGGGGCCACGAATTCGAGATGGTTAAATCAACCATCGTAGCCACCGACACGTGCATGGATGGCATGGAGTTGCGGAGCTTGTCATAACTCCACACCACTTCCAGGAAGCGCATTGAGCGCGGGTGATCGGCCGCCGTAGGTGTCGCCCGTGCGTGATCGCGCCAAGCCTCCGGAATCGCGACGGGGTGCACAAGGAAGAAGTACAGTTGGCCCGCGAGCAAGAACAGGAAGCCGCCGACAGTGACGGCGTAGGAGCGCCAATTCGGTTGCGAGAGCGCCGCCAACACGATCATTGGATAGTAGAGTCCGGAGTAGACCCACACCCAGCGCGGATCAAAATCAATTATCGCGTCCCACCGGGTGACAAGGTAGCGCGGCCGGAAGAACGTTTGGCGTTGCGCCCAAAAATAGAATTGGTATCCGCCGACAATCAAAACGACGGTGATGAAAATCTCTAGGGTGCGATCAAACGGCGTCATGATGTCCCCCTAGCCAAAGTCGTCATCGTTGTCGGCGATCTTCGGCGCCCACGCCACGCGGGTGCCATAGTCGCGGCGCTCGCGCGTCTCGCGATCAGGCCAGCAATACCAAGCGTGGTTGAAGTACTGCGACTTGATCGGCTTGCCCTTCGGGCCTTCGAAGAAATAGACGCGATAGGGCAGGACGATGATTAATTCCGGCGGAGTCACCAAGTGCAGCGTGTCGCAGCGCCCGGAGCCCCACAGAAACCCGGACTGCAACAGCATCGCCACCTTGCCGTCCGCAAGCTCAAGGGACTTCGTGGTGAAGAAGTCCGCTAGGCCGTCGCGGTAAGGCGGGTTGGTGATGATGTCGCCCGCCCACGTCTTCGTGCGCTTCGTGTAGTCGTGGCCGGTCTTGATGTCGGTGCCGTTGATCCGGACGCCCGGGAAGGCTTCCTTCAGCGCGCCGACAAGACGGCCGCTACCGCACGCGGGCTCCAAAATGCCGCCCGACGGCTTGAAGAAGCGCGCGAGTTGCAACCCCTCATGCGGTGGCGTTTCGTAGTCGTCCAACTTGCGGCGCTTGCCTTGCTCCGGCGGCTTCTCCGCGCGAGCGGTGGACATGAGCTTCCAACGATTGCGGGTCCCGGTCATGGATAGGCACTCCGCCCCAGCACTTCCGCCGTGCGGTCGTGCTCAATTGCCTTGCCGGGCTCCACGGTGCGCCAATCGGGCCAGGTCCGGCCTTCGTTTTTGGTTTGCTTGGCTTCCCACGCGTAGGCGATGGCTTCGGGCGAGTGACCTTGCGACAACGCGCCTTCGCAGGCCAAAATGATCAAGTCCACCCACTCTTCCAAGTCGTTGGGCTTGCCCTTAATCTCGATTAGCTCGCGTTCGATGTGGTCGATAACGCCTTCAGTGCGCAGCGGGCGCGAGTACGGCCCGAAGGTCCGCTCGCTAAAGTCCCGCTGACGGTGAAGGTGATGATGGACAATCAAATCACTCATGTCTTTTCAATCCGTTCAATGCCGTAGGTTTTTGCAATTTGCTTTGCGGAAATGTCTTTGCCGCGCGCCTTGAAATTCGCGCCCACGGAGTTGGTGAGCGCGTGAGCGACGCGGCGACGGAGGTTCGCCGCAACGTCAAGCGGCTTTTCCCCATCTTCCACTTCGGACTTCATCGAAACGAAGAAGTCCGTGGATTGGTAGTCGCCAAGGTTCACGCGAACCGTTTGCGACACGGTGACTTCAAGCACCTTCACGGCCGCCCCCGCATCGCGCGGAGCACGTCATAGTGAGAGTCGCTCAACGTCCATTCGGGATGGTAACGCTCATCGGCCGCGCGGCGCTTGAACACGAACGACATCACGTCTTCGCGCCCTAACTGGACTTCGTTGACGTTGGCTTCGATGCAATCGAACCCCAGGGTGCTGAAGACGCCCTTGAGTCCGTACTCGGTGAAGTACCAACAATGTTCATCGGGCCGGAAGTGCTTCGACATCCGCGCGTGCGTCACGTCCCGGAAGATCGGGATGGACACAAAAACAAAGCGCTTGACGCGGTTGATTAGCGTTTCGAAGTTGGGGATGTGCTCCAACACGTCCCAACACGTGATTGCGTCCACGCTCTCGCATTCGTACGGATTGAGAAAGAGCGCCTTCCGCTTCAGCCACTCCACGCCCGCCGGGTTCACGTCGTAACCGTAGGTAGGCTGAAGGAGCGTTCCAAGGCGCCAATCAATGAATGTGCCCGCGCCGACTCCGATGTCCACCACGGCGCCCTTGGTGAAGCGTTCAACAAGATTGCAACGCTCCATGTTGAGCGCGCGACCAATGGGCGTGTCGGCCATCTCCGCGTAGCGCTCGAAATAGCTTGCATCGTACGGCGCAGTGCCCGCCGTGACCGGGTAGAAGCCGAAGCCTAGCTCCGGCAACCATGTGAAGGAGTTGGCGGCGTGATGGGTGAAGATCGCCGGGAAGCCCGCGTGTTGCGGAACGCTTCCCATTGCGAGGGAAGGTCCGGAATCTCCTTGGTGCAAATGTGTCGCGTGTCCGTGCATCGGCAATACTCCGTCGGGTGGGCAAAATAAATTTGGGACAAATCCATGCGCGGGTCCGTGATCAGCGCCGGGGCGTTGTGGCCGCCGTGCCCGCCTAAGATGATGAACGCGGGACGGCGCAGGGCGAGCGCTGCGGGCACGATCCACCCGACACCGCCAACCACGACATCCGCAGCCGCAAGGAGCGCAAGAAGCTCGCGGACGGCTAGTTCACCGCGCACGAATGCTTGGTGATGGGGCGGCAATTCACCCTCTAGCCATTCCGCGCCGTCCTGTAGATCAGCCACCACAACGACGTGGTGGGTAGTCATCAACTCCGCTGCAATCGCTGCGATGTATTCGGGCTTGGGGTTGCGTGCGGAGTTGAACCATTCCCGGCGCACTGTTGCCGGGCGAATGAAGGCAATGGGCTTGCTTGCCGTGATTGGCGCTTGGCCCATGTGAGGAAGATCGAACACGAAGGGCGCGAGCCCAAGGGGCAGTAGGCAATCAATGGCACGCGGGACCGAAAGGCCCTTGGCGAAGGTCATGCCGTTGTAGCCAATCCGGACGTTGTGCGCGGAGGCGGGCGCGCTCACCCAACGGGCGGGCTGTTGCCGCGCGACGTTTTTCGCTTGTGTCCGAAGCCGCGTGGACGGCTGCACGAATTGCACGGGCAAGTCTTCGAACAGTTCGGGCCAGGGTGTCGCGAGGTAGACGGAGCCGCGAGCGCTCGCCGCACGCACGAAGGGCCGGGAATAGATGTTGTCCCCGAGTCCGTGCTGGCATGTGACCAAGAGGGACATTAGAGGGAGTCCACCGTGAGCCGCGCCAGCAACAGCGCGCCGCAGCCAAGCATGAACAAGAAGCAAAGGGCGCCGCCAAAGGCGCAATCATAGTCGTGCGTGCGGCACGCGGAGACGGCTAGGTGCGCGGAGCCAATGAGCACGGAAAGGTAGAGCAGCACGCCGCACGCGATGGCAATCAGCCAAAGTAGCAATCCCATGGCTCAATCCTCTTCACTGTCCGCGCGCCACGCGTCCACTTCCTCGCGGGTCATGGGCCGCAAGCCTTCCATCGGCGCGCCATCGATCACCGCATCTACGCCCGCCGCCACATTGGCGACGTTGATTCCAGGAAGGTCGGTGTCCGACGCCACGAAGGTGGCGCTAACGGCGGCGTCGCAATCGGCGCACGTGTTCATTGAACGGACGGTGATGATGTAAAAGCGTTCGGTCATGGCTTCACCCAAAATCCATTTCGTCTTCTGCGTCGAAGTCATCGAAATCATCCGCAGCGCCGCGAGGCACGGCGGGGCGCGGGTCATCAGCCGGTGCGATGGTGAGCGCGCCTTCGGGCTTGTGGAGCAACGCCGCGCCGAACTCCTTCCGGCGCTTGGCGGGCACAAGCTTTTCAATCTGCGGGCCGGTCTTCAGCGACGGCGCTTCGTACAGCTTGCCTTTGTCGGTGACGAACTTGCCCTTGAGGATTGCGGCCACAATCTCCGCTTCGGTCATGCCGGGCTTAAAGACACGGTTGGTTTTGCCCCGGACAAGCTTTTGGCCCTCAACGTCGAAGCCGGCTTCCATCTCCCGTTGCGCGTAGGCCGCAACGGCTTTGAAGAACGCAGCGAAGTGGGGCGCCCACTTCATGATGTGGCTAATCTCGCGACGGCGCCGGGAGTCGAAATCGATTTGGTGCGGTTCGTCGGCGAAGTCGATTTTGGCTTGGGCCTGGTGAAGCATGGTCTTGGCCGGGCAGATGGCCGCCGCTTCACAGAACGTGCAGTGCTCGCCCGCCTTGAGGTACTTGGCGGACCAATCGCGGAAAGCCGGGCTTTCGGGGTCGTTCACTTCAGCGAAGGCGGCGTCCGCTTCGTCGCAGCGCTCCACGGCCGCGCGGTACATCGCTTGCCATTCAAGGAGTTCTTCGCGTGTGTATTCGACGGAGCGCGGCGCCCGCAATTCCGGGTCCGACGCGTTGGGTTGGACGATAGTGACCATGTAGCTTTCGTGGGCGAAGTCGTCCTCAATCGCCTTGCCAAGCAAGTAGGCCACGCCTTGGTCCGTCTTCGTCTCGACGACAATCCACCCGTTTTTGAAGTCCAGCACTTCAAGGACGGTGGGCCACGCATCAATGGTCACGTCGGCCGTGCCGGACGTGTCGTCGCGATCCGGTAGCGGGTTGGTGCGCGTTTCCAGTTGGAGCGCCGTTTCGTCCACGCCAAGTTCTTTGCAGCGCTCGCGCACGTAGTCGGTGCACACGGTCGCGCCTTCGATCATCTCCGAGTTGACGACGTAGAAGGTTCGGCCAGGGCCGGGCGTCTTGGCGTTGGGCTTCAACATTGTGAAGCCTTCTTCGTCGCCGATTAGCTCCACGATCCGGTCCAGGAAGTCGGCGGGCTCTTTGCCCTCCTTCAAGCACTTTTCAATGAGCCCGTGCACACACGTGCCGATGCGGGCGGCTTCGCCGGAGACGTTGATTTGATGTTCGGGCAGGGTGCCGACTAGGGCGAGGTTGCCGCTGCAATGAATCGTGCGCTTTGCTTTAGACGGTGAACGTTTGCTGTGGCCGGACATTGCAGCGGCTTTCGCGTTGGAGCGAAGGTGCGGCGGGCACGGGCATGCACCCGCCGCAGTGAGCGCCCTGGAGTCGCGCCTACTTCTTCTTCGCGGCCTTCTTGGCCTTGGTGGTCGCGTCGTTCGCGGCCTTGATGACGGCGGAGAAGTTCTTCTCTTCCAGCGCCGACAGGCCCTTGGCCTTGCCCGCCGTCTCAAGGAGCTTCATGGCTTCGGCCTTGGACGACACGGCCGCGTAGTCGCGGAGCGCGGCTTGCACGTCGTTCTTGGTGACGGTGGGCTCTTCCTCGCCGCCGCCGTCGAAGTCGTCATCACCTTCGCAGCTCTCGCCGTCCGCGTCGCCGTCGCCGTCGGTGTCTTCGAAGTCGTCGCCGGATTCGTCGGCGGGCTCTTCGTTCTTCGGCTTGGTGGTGGTGGTGGCGCCCTTGCCGCTCGCGGCGGTGCTGCCCTTGCCGCCCTTGGCCGCGTTCTTCACTGCGGCTTCGGCAACGCCTTTGAGGCGGGCTTCGACTTCGGAAATGATCGCGTTGCGGTCATCGTCCGAAAGCTTCAGTTCGATGGCAATTTTCGTCACTTGGAAATTCCTCTAATTGGATGGGTACGTGTTGAAACGTCAACGCGTGGAGTCGTACCCATCCGTTTTTAGAATTCCAAGTAACGAATTGAAAAAGGGCCTAGTCCTTCTTCGAAACAGAATCGGGGTGAAAGCTTACGGGTGCCTTACAGCAAAAAGCGCCGTTTACCCGAACGGCGTAGCGGCTCGCCTCCACCTTCTGCGCCCTTGGTGCGAAAGGGCTTCCCGTTACGAGTGCTGCGGGTTTGCTCCACCCTAAAGGTTGTGCGCGGGTCAAAATTGCGCGGTCGATTAACGATGGTCACGGCTATTAACTCCTTGAAAATTCACCAAGTAATACTTGTTTGCTGGACGTTTCCCGAAAAACGGGTACATTATCGAAATAGCAAAGGCATTTTGGGAAAAGCGAGGAACGAATTCAAAAAGAGGGCGTTGTGGGCGCGGCGACCATCGGGGCGCAGCGCCTCAGACGTTTTCCAAAAGGATTTTTACGGGTTTCAAGGTAGAATGCGCGAAGGGCTTAGACTTTCGTGCTTCGTACGTTTACCTAATTGCCGTGGTCCGAAAATTTTGATTCAGCGCTTTTTGAAGGAGCACATGACAGTGACGAAAGGGGTTGCAACCATGGACGACGCGCAAAAGGCCGCAGCGGCATGGGCGGCTATTTATGAGCGCATCAACAAAAAGAAGAGCCTTAAGGGTTTGGAGAAGGAACTAGCAACCGCGATGAAGTTCGTTGAGGCTCGCGGCCCTTCTTCGGCAATCGAGATTTTCGAAGTGTCACAAATGTTTCGTGGCGCCGGGGCTTCCAACGCGCCCGCTCTTCCCGCGACACCGCCGAAAAGGTATTCGCCGCCTAGTTGGGTCATTGTGAAGAACAAGGCGGGGAAGAAGATCAGGTGGACGGACACGTGGGAGGGAATGAAGCTCCGCGTGGAGCACACCACCGACGCGGCCGGGCTCGTTGTGTTCGTCGGTTACGTGGATGACGATCAGGTGGCCGCCGAAAAGACGTTGCAGGCCGCTAAGTCTGAAGTCTATTCGACGGCGCTAGACCGCGCTCGCGCTCGCGACGCCTAACCGGCGAAGAGCCGATAGACGGCGCCCACCATCAGGGAGCCCGCGCAAATTGGTGCGACGATTTGCAGAACGAACGGCCAAAGGCCGATTCTAAGTTTTTCCATGTCACTCCCCATTTTCGAGAATGCGGCCGGGGCCGCGCTTGCCGTTCGCCAGGTAGCGCGCGACGGGCTGCGGAAACTTCTCCGCAAGGCGCACCATCTCCGCGCTGATCTTCTTTAGCCAACCCTTCGGCGACGGCGGCGGCCGGTCGTCAATCCAGTTGCCCCGGATCATGGAGTCGCGAAGCACGGTGAGCGACGCGATTGCTTTGGTGATGTGCGAGAGGTGCGCGCCGCTCTCTTCGTCAATGTCCATGCCTTCCCAAAAGTCGAAGACGTGACGGATGGTGGCGTCAACGTAGACGGACGCACACACGCCGCGCACCCGGTAGTTATGGGCGCCGTACTTGAAACCTCCCTCAGCCATCGCGACGGCCGTTTCCATCAGCACCGGCAACGACACGAAGGACAACGAAGCCTTCAAGACACCGAAGGCGTCCTTGGGGTTCGTCGGCTTGGTGTCGGTGGTCGCGTCGTGCTCCGGCAGTTCGATGGCCGCTTCATGCGTGGCGCCCACGCTGTAGGGGCCGATTGCGTCGCGCTCGCGCGCCGCCAGGTCGTGCGAATGGTAGCCCGCGCGGTGTTCGTCGCCCGGATCGCGCTGAAGCACGAACGGCGCCAGCGCATCGGCCGGACGGATGGGATAGCCCGCCTCAAGCTCTGCACAGCAAGGGCACTCGCGGTCGGCGTCCACGGGGTAGAAGCCGTGCGTGTCGCACTTAGACATTGCGGCCCCCAGCGTAGCCGCCGAAAATCCCGACGATCAGCCGCAAGGCGTCGTCCAGCGTGGAGAGCACCGGCCAAGAGGGCTGTTGCGAGATGAAGGGGTGCTTCGTCAAGAACGGGTCTTGCGTGACGATGGCAACCGGCTTGCGCAGCGCGTAGGCCCACGAAATTTCGCCGATAGTGCCGACGGACGGGACCTTGCCGGGCTCCGTGTTCGGGAGGTAAGCCAACGTCATGTCGCAGCGCTGAAGGTCCACGAAGTTCTTCGCGAGAATCGACTTGGGTTGACCGAAGCACGGGTCATCATAGGCAACGTCGTAGCGCTCGCCCACGATGGGTTCGCAGCGAAGCGGCGAAATGCCGGTGATGCAATGTTGCGCGAGCTTGGCCGCGAAGTCGGCGCGCCAGTTCTTCGCTTCGCCTTCCGTGCATCCGAAGATGGGTCCGGCGAGGTAGATAAAGGGACGGGACATAAAAACACCTAACGCAATGGGTGGGTTTGCAATGCGGTTAGGTAGTCAAATCGCTCGCGCGGATTCTAGTAACGAATGGAATCGCGCGTGCGTCGTACGGCGCTAGTAGATGTCGCCAATGTGCTCGCGGACAAAGCCGCAGCGGCGCACGGTGCGGCCCCGGTGCACTTCTTCCACCCAACAACGCGTCACGTCGGGCCACCGCCAGATGTGGTGATCACGCTCCGCCATCGCTCCGTCTTCGGTGGCGCTCTCGCTCAGGGGCCACTCGACTTGTTGGGCAGCATTGGCTTGATTGCGGTCCGATCAAAACGCGCAGTTCGTAGCGCGTGATTAGAGCTCCGGTTTCGGAGCTTGAATGAGTCTCTGGCAGGCGCCATCAACCCCTATGCCCGATCGCGTGATTACAGCCTGCTAGGGCTCATTAGGGGTACGGGCTTGTAATAGGTGCATTTGAAGTTGTAAGGTAAAGACGTCGCCACTTTTTTTAGAAGGATATTTAGCATGCCCGCAAAGCCGATTCCGTCAAAAACGTTCCGACCACCTGATTTTACGATCGATGGGGGACAGGCGAACATCAATCTCAGCAGCATCCTCATCACCATTTTCGTTGAAGAAGAGCATGGTCGTGGATTGGTGCAATGGAGTCTCGCTGCAAACCAGTACAATAGAACCCACGCAGTAGGCGCGCCAAACAATCCCTACCTCTATATACTTCTGCTCGACCAAGCCGGCGGCGTCATTCCCAACCGGGCTGGGAGGAAAATAACGATCTCGCCATCCCATATCGGTTGCCTGAACCAAGGCAATCTTGTGTGGCAGGGGGGCGAGGCCGGTTTCCCCGATGATGGTGATCTCCTGGACACAATTGCCGGTGTCCGGCTTGAATGCGAACGGATTAGCTACGGTACCGACGTCTGCTAAAGTATCGGATCTCACGGTGTAGAAGGGGCCGACAGATATAGCGCGCTGGCCCCTTCTCGCTTAAGAGAAGCAATCGCGAGTTCTCCAGAATAATCCTGCATCGATTGGCAAATAGGTTGGCTATTGCGCATGGGCTCGCGAGCCGTCCGCCCGGCAGTTCACGGCCTAACCAAAATCCATGTCTTCTTCGGTTGCGGCCACCGGGTCCGGCTCCGGTGTGGGCTTCATGGAAGGCCCGCGAGGTGCGCGAGCCATCTTCGCGCCCGTGAGCGCGGCACGGAGGGCTTCAACGGGGTCTTTATCGCTGGCGCTTGCGTGCCCGGCCCCGCTCGCGATGCGGAAGACGGCGTGGAAGCCGTTGCCGCTCGCGATGATGGAAAGGTGATTGAGTTCGCCCCGGTGGGCGGCGTCCGCAATGAGTTCTTCTAGGGACATGTCTCAACACTCACGACGGTGAAGCCGTCCGGCACGAACGGCGCAAGGTGATCAGCGGTCGCGCGCCAGCCGCGCGGGGACGGCGGCATGTTCTCAAGGTCGTGCGCGGTGATGGTGCGCCATTCGCCTTCGGCGTTCGGTTCGGCAATCGGGACGATTTTGATTCGGTGGTGCATGGTCGGCCTTTGCGGTGATGCGGTGATGCTGTAGGGACGGAGGCGGGCGACTAGTCGTCGCCGCGTGCGTCGTTGTCGCTCTTGAAGCAATGGCCGTGACGCTTGCACACGTCGGGCGCCGGGCAGGAACAATCCATCGACGCCGCGAAGGCTTCGTAGCTCTCCACGGCCTTGCGCAGCCCCAGCACGTCCGGAACCGGGTTCTTCACGAAGTCAATCGCAGCGGCGATGACGGCATCGCGGCGCGAGTCGGTAATACGGTCGGCGTGCGCCATCTTCAGTTTGTCGGACATGTTTGATGCTCCCCTATGGTGCTGGTTGTTAGAGTGCGGGATTGGATGCGGTGGTGTCCGTGGCCTCTACGACGGCTTCGGACAACTGTTGAGCGGTGTAACGGCGGGCGGCCTCGCGACAGATAACGAGGCGCCACACCTTGCGGTCTTCGGCGAGTTCGGGAGCGCCGCCCACGCGGTCCCAGGCAATCGCGGCAAGGGAGTAGTAGTCCGCGAAGGACTGCATTTCGGAAAGCTTCGCGGCGGTGTCCGGCGACGTGCCCACGGTGAGTTGGGAAAAATCGACGCTTGACCAAATGTCGCGGTCTCGCTGAAGCGCGGTAAGGAAGCGAGTCACGTCCTCTTCAAGATGCGCCTTTGTGTTGGGGGTGTTGGGCACGCTTCATTCTCCAATACATGGTTGTTATTATTCGAAGTCGTAGTCATCGGCGGCGCCGCTCATGTCGCAGATGTCGGGCCAATCGTTGGCGTGATGCGTGCACTTGTCGAATGCTGCACGACACTCCGCCAACGATGGGATTTCAAAGCACTGCGCCCGGCCGTCGCTCTTGGTCGCGGGCACGGTGGAGTCGTCGGGCACAACCGCCCGCAAGTCCGTCTTCGCGTCGGGGAAAACGTCCTTGAATTCCCTGGTGAGCAATTGGTTATTCCCGCGCCCGTTGTTGCCCGGGTTGATTCCGTGGTCCTTCGCCCACGCGCGGAAGCCGGTGCGGAAGTCTTCGGCGAAGAAGCGGATGGGCTTGGCGTCCCATTCGGCTTCGTCCACCAACGACGTGGGCCACACGCCGTCATAGCAAGCGTTGAAAAGGTACAGTTGAATGGGTGTGAACGATCGGCGGATTTGATCGGCGTAGGCGTTGGTTCGTACGATGCGGCGCGGGTGCCAATCGCCTAGCGGCATCGTCTTCAGGTCCCACAGCATGCGGCCATAACCGCCGCTATCCATCTCCCGGTGCAGTTCGTCCCAGCGTTCGTGCTTGCCACGCCACGAATCGTTGGCGTTGCTGATCACATAGCGGCGCTCATTCTTGGCCGCCTCGATAATCCACTTTTCGTTCGAAGCCATCATGATGTGAATGATGTTGTTGACTTCGACCGCATCGCGGCCTTTGCCTTCGATGGTGAGCCGGCGTTCCGTAATCAGATGCTTCAAGCGGCTCACGGCGGCCTTGTCGTAGGGCTTCACCGCTTCGTCGGCGAGCAAGAACAACACGTCTTGCAAGTGGGCGTTGAAGCGGCCGGTGAGCAAATCGGCGGAGCCCACGGAGAGCGCGTGGCGCCCGATGATGTGCGCCACGGCATTGCCCAACGTGCCTTTGCCAATGCCTTGGTCGCCGTAGAAGATCAGCGCAGACTCTGCGGGCACACCCGGCTTCTGAAACATGAAGGCGAGCCACTTAATCACGTAGTCGTAAAGCTCTTGATCGCCGTCGCACAACGCTTCCCGCGTCATGGCCTTCATCATGTCCCACGAACCCTTGGGGCTCGCTTCGGTTTGAAAGCCGGTCCACATGTTGAGGTAGCCTTCGTGCGTTTCGTCCGGCGCGAAGATGACGCCTTCCACGGTGTTGCGGCGCGACCACTCCAACCACGCCTTGCCTAGCGGCATCGTGTCTGCGGCGCTCTTCGACAAGCCCTCCTTGTCGCGCTCAATGCGCCGGTTGCCGTGGAGCATCATGAAGTCTTGCGGCGCGAGGCGTTCCCAATAGGTGCGCTTCATCGCAGGGTCCAGCTTGTTGCGCAGGATTTTGAATTTGCTGCCCTCAATCGCGCACGTGTAGGTGGCGTTAAGTTTGGTGAGCGCAGCAATCGAAGCATCGGTGAGCCCGCCTTCGTTCTCCGGCTTCACGCCGTCGTCTTCGTCGTCCGCCTCAGTGGTGGGCTTGGGCTTGGTCTTACGCGTAGCCGGGGCGGGCGCTTGCTCTTCCTCGCCGTCGAAGTCGTCACCCACATCATCGAAGTCGGACGCGGCGGCCGTGTTGTCTACCGGGAGATGGTGCCCGGCCTTCTCTTCGTGCGCGAGCTTGCGCAGCGTGCCAATCGTGATCGCGGCGCCTTCTTTCTCCTTGTCGGCGTGTAGGCTATCCCAGCGGCGGCCGATCAGATCAGCGTCGGCGCCGTACTTGGAATCGCTGATTGACCAGTTGATGAACTCTTGCCGCGCATCGCCGCCGGTCGCGTGGTGACAGGCCATCATCATGGTCCGCCAACGGTGTTCGTCCTGGAACTTCGTCGCGTCGATATGCTCCAAGAAGGCTTCAAGCTGTTCGGGCGTGTACTGCCCGCCGGTCGTCATGACGGAGCGCTGCGGGCGCGTGATCAGAACAAGGAGTGAGCCCGGGCAGGGCGGGGCGTCGGCGAGCTTCACGCCGTCGTCCCATTCGTAGAAGCGGCCGGTGTCCGGGTGGATCGAACCGGGCGCAACGACTTGCCGCCCCTTGCTCTTGAATTCGACGCCCGGAAAATCCTTCAACGTGTCCATCACCGGAACGTTGGCGGGCTTGGTGCAGTAGAAGTGCTTGCCGCCGCTGCCGGTGGTCACGGACGGAAAGGCGCGTTCGTCAAGGCCAAGTTCAAAGCAGAGATTGGACCAACCTTCGTCGCCACCGTTGCGGGGGTCCACGTCGATAACAAGTTGATCGGCGCGCAACCTGACACCGATGTTAGAATTGCTGTTGGCGCACTCCTTGATGGTCGCGCGGGTGGAGTAGTCGCGGCGCTGCCAATCCTTATGGCGCGGTCGCTTGCCGTCCTTGATGGTCTTGCCGCGCAACTCGGATGTGTGATCGAACGGATAGAGCGGGATTAAGGTCCAGCGATCCGGATGGAAGGCGCTTAGCGCGAGGGTGTTGATTTGCTGTTTCATGATCCGGACTCCTATTTTGGAAAACAGGCGGAGTCAAATCGAAAACGCAATTGTAAGACTGAGAAGCTTACATCCTTTGGCTAGTGGCCTGATAGTGTTAGAGTTTTGGTGAAAGACTATCCGGCCCAAAATCGCTATATAGGTATAACATCAGCCGCCTTTTTGAATTAGAAGACGGAGCGGGATACTCTATAAGGCGATTTCGGGAAGCTTACGGTCTTACAGTCTTACAGATGCCGGGCTTACGAATAGAAATTAATTCGGATAGCCGACACTCCCGATATAGGTTGAGTGCTGTTGTGGACACAACACCTATCCGGGGTAGTACCGGGATGAGTTGGCAATCTCGTCTTCATGGTTTCGGAAACATCACCAAATTAATTTAGTAGGCAAGCATTGCCCATTACTTTCGTGCGCATGGGCTCATTGTACGGGGAGCCTCCGTGCAATGCGGTCGCATCGAAGCGGAGCGTTATAAATTAATTTGGATGTTCGTGCGTGTGCGCCTTCGGCAGCAAGGCACCCTCCCAAATTAATTCGAATGCGAGCTAACGGGTCCCTCTGGACGTTTGCGCAATGCGGGCAAAACGGAGGCGCCGAACGTCCCCAGCTATAAATTAATTTGAAAAGGCTTAGGGAAACGATCAGCCGCGCCGGGCTCTCCGGTGCTGCGCTCGATTCGTTACTGGAATCCGCTCCGCCGCGTCGGCTAGGAGTCGCGAAGGTCGCAGCACTGGCAAGCAACCCACAGACTACCGGGAGTCTCCGACGCTTCGGCCACGGCTCCACGTCTTGTTGGACCTTCCTAGAAGACCTTCACTTCGGCCGGGGTAAGGACTGCACCCGGCCACCAATCGCGGCGGTGACGCCGCCCGGCTTGTGAGTCGGGGAAGGTGCAAATGCGTGGAGTAGCGGCCACGCCGTCGCCGCCGCGAAACCAATCTGGAGTCGTCGTCATGTGGACTTGGGTTGACATCGTGTGCGTGATTCTTGTCGCCGCGTTCTTGATCGGCATGGGCTTCGTTGCTGGCGCAGTGATGGACTTGCCGTTGCCGCCCCGGGCCGGCTTCTCCGGCATGATGATGGGCTGATAGGTTTTGCATCGTACCACGTAGAGTCCTTTCGTTACTGGATCGTGCGGCGAGTCGGCGCGTATGACTCCGCCCATGAGTGACTCCGCAGACGATTTCAATTTTGAGCCCGAAGCCGATGACGGCGCGCCGGTCGTGCAGCCGTCGCGCGGAATGCTTGTGAACAAGTCGGAGCTTTCGAAGTTCTGCGGGCTGGCGCCGATGACGCTGGACAAGCTCTTCGCGGACGGCGCGCCCTACGTGTCGAAGGGCTCGCGCAAGCAAGGTTGGAAGGTCAACACCGCCGACTTCTTCGGGTGGTACGTCGCGCGCAAGATGGCCGAAGTGACGGACGATCCGGACGCGGGCTCCTTCGACATCGCGAAGACCCGCGACAAGGAAGCGCAAGCCCGGCTCCGCGAATTGCAGATTGCAGAAAAGGAAGGGACCCTCATTCCGGTGGACGAAGTGGTGGCCTTCGTCGGTGACATGCTTGGCGTGGTGCGTTCGCGCTTCCTCGCCGTGGAGTCGCAAGTCATCGGACTCACTCCGGAGCAGAAGGACGCGATGAAGACCGCGATTGCGGACGCCTTCGCCGACGTGTCCGGCGACAAGCGGGAAGATTGGACCGATGACGAACCTAGCGACAATGACGATTCCGAACCCGAAGCCCCGGATGACTTCGAGTCTGTTGCCTTGCCGGATGGTGTTGAAGGGTCTTCGGAAGATTGAAGCGGCGGCGCGGCAAACGCTGAAGCCGCCGCCCATCCTCACCATCCCGCAGTGGGCCGACAAGTACCGGCGACTCTCCACGTCGTCGGGCGCTATCGGCGGCCCCTGGCGCACGTCGCGCGTTGAAGTGGCTCGCGGTCCTATGATGGCCGTGAAGGAACACGGCGTGCGCAATATCACCGTCATGTCGTGCACTCAGTTGATGAAGACTTCGCTTCTTGAAAACGTCATCGGCTATTATGCGCACTTGGACCCGTGCCCGATGCTGTTGACGCAGCCGAAGGAAGGCGCGGTTAAGGCGTTCTCCAAGGAACGCTTGGTGCCGATGGCCAAAGCGACTCCCGTGCTGCAAGCGATCTTGGGCGACTCTAAGTCCCGGTCGTCGGATGACACGTTGCAGTACAAGGAATTTGCGGGCGGCTTCCTCGCGCTCGAATCTGCGGGCTCGCCCACCAACCTTGCTATGCGCGCGATCCGCATCACGTTGCTGGACGAAATCGACAAATACGAAACGACGAAGGAAGGCGATCCGGTGTTGCTCGCGGAAGAGCGCACGTCAACGTTCAACCTCACCAACAACAGCTTGCACATCCGCACGTGCTCGCCGACGATGGTTGAAACCTCCCGCATCTATAAATCCTATCTCGAGTCCGATCAGCGGCGCCCCTTCGTGGAGTGCCCGCATTGCCGCTACTCGCAAGTGCTGGATTTCTTCCGGCATGTGCAATGGAACAAGTCCGAAGAGGGCGAGCACTATCCGTTCACCGCTGCGGTGTACTGCGAAAACTGCGGCGTTGAATGGACCGAAGCGGAGCGCATGCGGATCATCACGACGAAAGGCGCGATCCGCTGGCGACAGACGCGAAGCTTCACGTGCTGCGACGAAAAACAAGAGCCTTTGAAGACCCGGAAGTGGAAGTGGAATTCCCGCTTCCAAGTCGGCTATGCGTGTTGCCAGCACTGCGGCAAGAAGGCCGTGCCGAACACGCATGCGGGTTTCAACGCGGGCAAGCTCCATTCGCCCTTCATCACCGTCCCGGAGCTTGCCGACAAGTGGGTGTCTAGCAAGGACGATCCGGAGAGCAAGCAAACCTTCTACAACACGCAGCTAGGACTCCCGTTCGAAGCCACAGCGCTGAAGAAGCTTGAATCGAACGTCCTCCTTTCGCGGCGGGAAGCCTACGGCGCGCAAGTGCCAGTGGGCGGCGTCGTGCTCACTGCGGGCATTGACGTGCAAACGGGCGGCTCCGTCAACGAAGGCCGCTTGGAATGTGAAGTGGTCGCGTGGGGCGCGGGCGAAGAGTCGTGGTCCGTGGACTACAAGGTGTTTTACGGTGATCCGGCGCGCCCGGAATTGTGGGCGGAGTTGGACGCGTACTTGCTCACCCCGTTCCAGCATGAGAGCGGCGGGCAGATGCTCATTCGCGCGGCGTGCATCGACTCCGGCGGCAACAACCCCGAAGAAGTCTACAAGTTCGCCCGTGCTCGCATCGGTCGCAATGTATGGGCCATCAAGGGCGCTGCGGATCGCTCCGGGCAGTGGTCGCCCGTGTGGCCGATTCCGAAGCTGGACCCGAAGAAGACCCGGCAGACGGGCTACAAGCCGGTGATGCTTGGCGTGAACGCGGCGAAGGAATCGGTGCGGCAAAAGCTCCTTGTCGCGGATCACGGCCCCGGCTTCTGCCATTTCCCGGCGGATCGCCCCGAAGGTTATTTTGATCAACTCATGTCCGAAAACCTTGTGCTCGAAAAGAAGGCGGGCGTGACGGTTCGTAAGTGGGTCGCGAAGAAGGGCCACGCCAACGAAGCGTGGGACGCTCGCGTGTATGCATATGGCGCGCTCGCCGGGCTCCGTGCCGTCCGCAAGTTCAACCTGGAGCGGGCGGCGCAGATGGTCGCGGCCTACCGACACGACCGGCCGGAGGCTGTGGAAGACTCCACCGCAGAGACGGCCGCGCGCCTCAACGAAGCTTTGACGCCGACGCCGCAGCGTCCCGCGCCGCCGCCGCCTCCGCGCCGCTCGCCGCGTCGCTCTTCGTTCGTCGGCTAAGGGAGCGTGAGAACCGGACTCCAATCTATCTGATGCCCCCGGGCTGGTCAGCGCCGCATTTTCCTTGGCCCGCTGGCGTCTTCTTACCGCACTGCCATACTACTCCGTCTGACATGCATCCTCCCCTATCCTCGCTCGCTAACCGGAGATGCACTTCAATCAGGGTGCGGGGCGAGCCTCTAGATTGAGCGCCACGGCCCTTCGTTCCTAGCGCATCAAGATAGGTCATTACCGCTCCGTTTTGCCAAATGAAGCCATTGAACGTACCGTTATTGGGTATCCATGTTTTCTCCGAGACAATGTTAATCGAGCAAACAAAATAGCCGGGGGGAGCAGAAAGCGTTCCGTTACGATCCGTTTCCGTCCACCTATCCGACTGATGCGTCATCACAAGCGGTGGTTGCCGGGGTAGCTGATTGATTTGATTGCCCGGAACGTTGTTGTTGCCGCGGTAATCAATCAGGATTAGTTCTTCGCCTGAACTCGGAAGGGCTTGTAGACCAAAGCAAAGTACAATTGCGATCAACCGCGCGTGCACCATCATTGCTACCTCCTCCATCGAGGGAAAAGAGGGAGCCTAGGTCCGACGTTTCGACCGGTGGTAGTGACAAAACGCCACGCGCTTAGCCGCGGTTAGGTCAGAAGGGCGAACCTATCCAGGTGTCCTGCTAAGATCGCGTTCATGCGCGCCAGCGCCCGCCCCGCCGTGGCCGTTTCGGTAATCCCGATTTTGCTAATATGCAGGTGTTTTGCCCGACGGGTCAAGCGGTCATTCGTTACTGGAATCGCGTTTTGCCGCTGCGGTACGTTCCCGGCACCCAAGGGAAGTACCGATGGCCGACACGGCGGAACAGATCAGCGCGAAGCTAAAGGCCATCCGGGACGCCCGTGACACTGGCGCGCTCTTTGTGCGTCACGGCGACACGCAAACCACGTTCCGCAGCGTCGCCGAAATGAACGCAATCATTGCGGACCTAGAGTCCCAGCTATCGACAGTCCAAGGCACCGCGCCCCGGAAGCGCGTCGGCTACATCACGCAGAAGTGCAAGGGACTGTAATTCATGGCGCGAGCACCCGCGAAGAAGCGCGCACCGAAGAGCGCCGCGAAGCCGAAGGTTGCAGCCGCCCGCCACGCGGTGTCGCGGCTTCAGCGCTCTAAGGCGCCGAAGAAAGCTCCGGCCAAGTCGAAGAAAACCAGCATTGCGCCCGCCACGAACACGCAGCGCCGGGCGTTGCCGCGCGCCGTCGGCATGGACGCGGGCAAGACCGGCCGTCGCCTCACGGCTATTCCGACGAACGCCGCCGCGATCAACACGCAGATTCGCAAGTACGGCAAGAACGTGGTGGCGCGCTCACGCTACCTCGCGCTCAACAATCCTTACGCCGCGATGGCAAAGGAAGAGTACGTGTCCGCGCTTGTCGGCTCCGGCATCAAGCCGTCGCCGCTGATCAAGGACTCCGCGATCAGGGAAGAGCTTTCCCGTGTGTGGCGACTCTCCACCGACGAAATGGACGCCGACGGCTTGTCCGACCTCTACGGCATGCAAGCCACGATCGCTTCGGAGATGTTCGAAGCGGGCGAATGCTTTGTGCGCTTCCGCTCGCGGCTCTCCACCGATGGCCTCATTGTCCCGATGCAACTGCAACTGTTGCCGTCGGAAATGTTGGACACGGGCCACAACGAAGTGCTGCCGAACGGCGGGCGCATCGAATGCGGAATCGAGTTCTCTCCCATTGGGCAGCGCGTCGCCTATTGGTTCTATAAGCAGCACCCTGGCGAATACGACGTGTCGGCGGCGGTGTCGGTGTCGGGCCAGAAGACACGCGTTCCGGCCGAACAGGTCATGCACCTATTCCGCCCGGTACGCGCGGGCCAGATTCGCGGCATCCCGCACACGCTCGCGGGCATGGTCACGCTTGCGATGCTGGACCTGTACGACGACGCGGAGTTGGAGCGGAAGCGGGTTGCTGCGCTGTTCGGCGCGTTCGTCACCCGCCAACCGGGCAGCGACGAAGAGAATCCCTTCGCGAGCACGGCCACCGATGACGTGGACGGAAGTACCGACTTCAGCTTGGAGCCTGGCGCCGTCGTGGACCTTGCCGCCGGGCAGGACATCAAGTTCGCGGAGCCCGCCGACGTGGGCGCCACCTATGAGCCGTTCCAGTACCGCGCCCTTCTCCGGGCTGCGGCGGGCTTCGGCACGACCTACGCGGGGATGACGGGCGATCTTCGCATGACTTCCTATGGTTCGATTCGCGCGGGCCTTGTTGGCTTCCGCCGCCGGATCGAAGCGCAGCAACATCACGTGATGATTTTTCAGTTCTGCCGACTCGTGTGGCGGCTGTGGTTCGATACGGCCGTGCTCAACGTCGCCTTCAAGACCTTTGCCGCTCTCGACTACGTGGCGGACCCGCTCAAGTACCGGGACGTGAAGTGGATCACGCCGAAGTGGGAATGGATTGACCCGCTCAAGGACCGGCAGGCCGAAAAGCTCGCGGTTGATGCGGGCTTCAAAAGCCGCAGCGATGTCATCGAAGCCGAAGGCTATGACCCGGAGGAAGTGGACGGGCGCATCAAGGCCGATCAGGACCGCGCGGCGGGCTTAGGCATTTCGTTCATTCAACTGTCTTCGTCAATCGTGGTTGCGCCCGATGACGGAGAAGGTTTCGGCACGGATCAAACCGACGTGGCCCCGGCCGCGCCGGGCGTCACCAACGAATAGGGGGCCACTATGGCTAAGGCGAAGAAGACTTGGTTCAGCGCGAAGGCAAAGGGCGAGTCCGCTGCCGAAATCGCGATCTATAACGACATCGGCGCGTGGGGCGTTTCTGCGCAGGACTTCTACGACGCCTTGAAGGGCGTGGGTCCGGTGGACACGTTGGAAATCATGATTTCGTCCGACGGCGGCGACGTGACGACCGGCTTTGCCATTTATGACATGCTCGCGCGCCACAGCGCCTACAAAGTCGCGCGCCCGCAAGGTCTCGCCGCGTCCATGGCTTCCGTCATCCTCATGGCCGCCGACGAAATCGTGATGCCGTCCAACGCGTTCATCATGATCCACAACCCCTGGGGCGGTGTCGTCGGCGAGAGCGACGAAATCAAGAGCTTCGCGGACGTGCTGGCGATGATGCAAGACAACATCCGCAACGCGTACGTGCAGCGCACCGGACTCGACTCGGCGAAGATCGCCAAGATGATGGACGCCGAAACGTGGCTTGCCGCCGATGACGCGGTGAAGCTTGGCTTCGCGGATCGCGTGGACAACCCGGTGGAAACCGCCGCGCGATTCAATGTGGCCAAGTTCAACAAGGTCCCGAAATTGTTCGGGGCTCATTCGAAGGAAGAAACCATGACGAAGACGAATGACGCCGCGAACAGCGGCGAGGGCAACGACGGCGCCGACGAAACCAAGACGGCGCGCGAGGCGGTGATTGCGGAGGCGAAGGCCATCCGCGAGCTTTGCAAGCTGGCGGGCAAGGCGAACCTGCCGGACAAGTTCATCGAAGACGGCAAGTCGGTGGACGAAGTGCGGGCTGAGCTTGTGAAGCTCACGGACGTGGACGCAGGCAAGGACGCGGAGAACGGCACAAGCGCGCATCACTCCACGACCAACGGCGGCCGACAGACGCAGGCCAAGAGCGTGGACTCGGAAGAGATTTACGCGCGCTTCAACAAGCTGGGCAAGCGCTAAGGCGCTCGCTCAAGACTGCAACCCGGTTCATTAGAAGGATACTTGAGCCATGACTACCGTTGTTAAGACCGAACCCCAGCACCGTGGGGAATTCCTCGTTTCGGAGGCGAATGGTTCGCTCTCGCGCGAGGTTGGCACGCTTTCGTCCGGTAACGTCGCGAAGGACGGCCGCGTGGTGAAGCTTGTTGCGGGTGAGCTTGTCCCCGCCACCGGCTCCAATGCGTCGGGCGTCTCCGATGAAGCCATTGCGGGCATCATCTACGGCGATCACGACGCCACCGCCGCCGACTTGAAGGGCGTGGTCTACATCGCCCGACTGGCGGAGGCGAAGGCGTCGGCCGTCGTGCTCCACGGCGTCACGGGCGGCGGCGCGGCTGCGGCTACGAAGGCCGTTACCGACGCGCTGGCCAAGCTCAACATCGTCCTGCGCTAAGCGGGATATTCGTTACTTGATCCGGGGCCACGGCCCCGGATAGGCTTCGCGCCATCATGACAGTGAAAATCACCCAACGATTTTTCGCGCTAGGAGGCGCAGACTGTCATGAATTTCGCAGATATTTTCGGCGATGACGCGTTCTCGTTGACCAGCATGGTTGCTGCGATCAACGAAGTTGACCACGTGCCGCAGCGCGCGGGCCAGCTTGTTTTCGCAGGCACGGCGCAGGGCGTCAACACGTCCACCATCGTCATCGAAACGAAGGGCGAAGCGCTCACGCTTGTCCCGACCGCTCCGCGCGGCGCTCCGGCGACGAAGGAGAAGCCGGACAAGAGCAACCTTCGCTCCGCCGTCATCCCCCACGTGCCGGTGGAAGACACCATCCGCGCGGACGAAGTGGTGGGTGTTCGCGAGTTCGGAACGGCTGATCAGCTTCGCACCGTGCAGTCCGTCGTCAACGGCCGCCTTCGCAAGATGGCTCGCCGTCTGGACCTGACCTTGGAGAACCACCGACTCGGTGCGCTCAAGGGCCAGATCATCGACGCGGACGGCGTTACCGTGCTCACCGACCTGTTCGACCTGTTCGGTGTCAAGAACTCCGGCGGCGCCGTCGGCCCCGAAGTCTTTGACCTGGACTTCGACGGCCTGGCGTCGGAGCACACCGACCTTCGCGTGAAGTGTCAGGTCATCTCGCGCTTCCTTCAGCAGCACGCGAAGACCACGCTTGCGCCGGGTTGGACGCCGTGGGTGCTCTGCGGTGACAACCTCTTCGACGCGTTGGTGTCCCAGCCCGACGTGAAGGAAGTCTTCAAGGATACCGCCGATCAGGAGCGGCGCCTTGGCGACAACTACGCTTACGGCGCTTTCGAGTTCGGCGGCGTCGTGTGGGAGAACTACCGGGGCACCGACGACGGCACCACCGTGGGCATCAACAAGGACGAAGGCCGGGGCTTCATCGTCGGCGCACCGGACCTTTACTCCGAGTTCTATGCACCGGCCGACTACATCGAAACGGTGAACACCATCGGTCTTCCCCGTTACGCGAAGCTCGCGCCGGACTTCCGCTTCAACAAGTTCGTTGACGTGGAAGCGCAGATGAACCCGCTGCCCTTGTGCATGCGTCCCCGGACGCTGTTCAAGGTCACGAAGTAAGCGCGGCTAACGCAGAGCGGGGGCGCTGCGTTGGGTGGGGAAGGGCCGGGCTGCGGATAACGCGCCCGGCCCTTTTGTTTGGGTCACGTCGTCATGTCACAGTTCTGCACGGTCAAGCCGGAGTGGGTTGGCGCCACCGCGTACGTAATCGCGGGCGGCCCCAGCGTTCGGCAACAGCGGCTTGGAATGCTCGCGGGTCGCCGCGTCATCGTGGTGAATTCATCGTACGAAGCATTCCCCGACGCGGACATTTGCTTCTTCACGGACAACCGATGGTGGGTTGATCACTGGAAGCGCCCGGCCATGCTGGCCTTCAAAGGCCGTGTGTTCACCGTGTGCCAAGCGGCGGCCGGTGAGCGCTTGCACCGCATGAAGTGCATCTACCCACCGCCCGGCCTCGCGGACGCGCCGGACACGCTGGCAACGCAGCGGACAAGCCTTCAAGGCGCGATGAACCTGGCGGTGCATCTTGGCGTCCGTCGGATCGTGCTACTTGGCGCCGACATGGGGCGAGCGCCCGACGGCACTTCACACCACCACGCCCCGCACAAATATCCGAACCGGCCCGGGAACGAATCGTGGGACCTTCAAATGGCTCAATTCCGGACCATCGTGGAGCCGCTGAAGGCTCGCGGCGTGGACGTGGTTAACACATCGCCGGATAGCCGCTTGCCGTGGTGGCCCAAGAAGCTCCTAAGCGAAGTCGTCTAGCTCCATTCGTTACTGGAATCCGTCGCGCTGGATCGATTGAATCCGGCCGAACTTGGAAACGGGCGCAATGGACTACCAGGCCGCTTTGCTGAATCCCATCTACATGACCGTGGGCGTGGCGTGCACGCTCACCATCGGCGCGAACAGTCACGACGTGACCGCGCTGGACAAGACGGTGGGCACGCTCTTGACGTTCATCAACGGCGGGATGGAAACCGTTGTGCCCGCCGCCGTCGTGCGCATGCGCGAGCTTGCGGCCCTTGGCATTGCCCCGGACGACGTGGACGGCGCAACGCTCGCGCTCAACGGCTCAACGTGGACCGTGAACGCGCACGAAATGAAGCCGTCCCCGAAGGGCGAGGCGGACGGCGAAGTGTATCTCTTGCTCAAGAAGAAGCGCGTGTGATGGACCGTCGTGAACAGATTCTAGCGCGCCTTCTGGCGGTGATGACTGCGGTTGCAGAAGCGGAGGGCGGCCACGCCTTCCGCAACGAACCGAAGGTGCCCGAAGCCAAGTTGCCCGCTATCCGCATTTACGACGGCGACGAAACGGCCGACGAAAGCGCGTATGGCCGGGGGCGCCCGGCGAGCGGCCCGCTGATCGTGGCGGCGATGCCCGAAATGTACGTCACCCTTACGGCCGACACGGAAGAGCTTGGCACCGCGCTTAACGGGTGGCGCGCCAAGGTCATCAAGGCGGCCACGACGGACGAAGCGTTACTAGCGCTTTGTCACAACGGTGATGTACGTTACTTAGGATGCTCTACCGCACTCGGTGAAGGGCGCGAGATGACCGGCGATCTAGGAATCGCCTTCGCGTTCAACTACGCGCTGCGGCCTGCGCAACTGCCATGACAGTGAAAATCAATCCCTGATTTTTAGCGCTAGGAGGCGCACACTGTCATGTCTGGACCGGCTTCACCGTCAATTCTCAATTACACCATCGGCAAGGGTATCGCGGCCCTGAAGTTCATCGATTCGGCCGAAAGCGATTTCACGCCGATGGGCAACTGCCCGGCTTTCGAGTTCACCCCGGACTTGGAAACGCTGGACCACTTCTCTTCGATGGCTGGCGTGAAGTCGAAGGACCGCACGGTGGTCATTTCGAAGTCGGGAACGCTCAAGATCACCGCCGAAGAGTGGACCACGCGCAACATGTCGATTGCGCTCCTGGGTGACACGTCGGTGGATTCGTCCGGCCGTACCGTCATCGACATCTTCAGCAAGAACAGCATTGCTTGCGAAGTCAAATTCACCGGCACGAACGAAGTTGGCCAGAAGTTCGAATGGCACTTCCTCCGGGTCGAATTCGTGCCGTCGTCGGCCATCTCGCCGATTTCGGACGAATGGGGCCAGCTTGAAGTGACCGGCAACGTTGTTGCGGTCGCGGGCAAGTTCGGCACCGTGACGCACCTTGGCGGCGAGGGAGACGACGCGACGACCTAACGCCAACTACCGCCGCGCCCGAATTGCCGGGCGCGGCTTCTACCCACCCGACGAATTTAGAGCAAAGGAATTTTGACAATGCCCGGCCTTCTTGACGTAGCCCCATCCTTCGAAACGCACACCATCAACGGCACCGACGTGCACGTGACCGGAGTGTCCGCAACTGGCATCGCCGTGTTGCTGGACCGCTTCCCTGAAGTGCGCGCGCTTCTCACCGGCAAGGCGGTGGACCTGAGCCCCGAAGACATCATGTCAAAAGTCCCGATGGCCATTGACGCCATCCTGGCTGCGGGCACCGGCAACCCCGGCGATCCGGCGGCCGAAGCCGTCGCGAGCAAGCTTCCCGCTGGCGATCAACTCGCGCTCTTGCAGAAAATCATCAAGGTCACGATGCCCAAAGGTGTCGGCCCTTTCGTGGACGCCCTCATGGCCATCATGGGCGGACTCGACGTCGAATCTTTGAGCATTCCGGATACGAAATCGCCGCAGCCATCGAACGGTTGATTGCGGCGGGCCATCGTCCGGAAGACGCGTGGCGCTATACGCCCCGCCAGTTGACGGCGTGGCTTTTCATCGCGGAGCAACGAAGGAAGCTTGAGCGCGCGGAATTCATTGACGCCACGATGATGGCTTCGCGCGGCGACGCAAAGGAAGTGCAGAAGCACTTGAAGGAGTTGGCATCGTGAGCCTTCGTATCAAGATGAATGACGTGGCTGAAGCAGTCCGCACGGCGTTCATCGCGGCGCGGGTGGCTGGCGATCCGTCCATGTTCTCCACGATCACTCGCGCGGCCACCGAAGCTGTGCGGGACGCTTCCGTGGAGTTGAAGAACATTGCTCGCAGCAACATCGCGTCGGCGGGCTTCTCTTCGAAGTGGCAGAACGCATGGCGCGTCAACGTCTACCCCAAAAGCGGGTACTCGCTTGAAGCGGCGGCGTTCGGCTTTCACAAGATTCCTTATGCAACGATCTTCGAAAATGGCGGCACCATCCGCGCCAAGAGTGGCTTGCTGTGGATCGCGCTTCCCTCCGCGCCCAAGATCGGGCGCGAGCGCGTGACGCCGCGCAAGCTCGCCCAAAGCGGCGTGAAGCTGTTTTCCATGAAGCGGCCGGGCAAGACCCCGTTGCTCGCGACGCGGCTTCGCGTGGCGGGATCGGTGCCCGCAAAGTTCACGCTTGCGAAGCTCCGGCGCGGCGTGTCCGGCAAGCGCGGCAAGGTGCAAGCGGTGCCGCTGTTCTTCGGCGTGAACTCCGTGACGCTGCAAAAGCGGTTCAACATTTCGGGCGTGGCCGACGCGGTGCGCGGGCGGCTCCCGGACCTGTACTTGGCAAGGTTGGAGGCGTAGCCCATGGCCGGGAAGACCATCACTCAACGAATCCAGCTTGTCGGCGGCGACGAAATCAAGGTGCAGCTTCAGGGCATCGGCCGGGCCGGTGAACTCGCTTTCACGCGCCTGGCAGCGGCGGCCAACGGCGTCAACGTAGCCAACGCGGTCAAGGGTTCGGAGAGCCTTGCAGCCGCGAGCACCCGGGCGGGCGAGCTTTCGGGGAAGGTCAAGGACTTGCAGGACGCCGTTGGCAACCTCACGTCCAAATTCCCGCAGCTTACGCAGGCCGTCGGCCGCTTTGCGCAGCGAATGGCCGTCGCGACGGCGGGCGCGGCTGCGGCCGGTCTTGGTCTTGCGAACGCCGCGCGCAACATTGCAAAGCAAGTTGCCGGGCAGAGTGATGCGCTCGAAAAGCAGACGCTAGCGCAGATTGACGCGAACAACGAATCGTTAGCGGCGGAGACGGCGCAAATCAATCTGGAGTCGTCGCTGCGGAGGCTCAATCAAGAGCTTGCAACCGGCAAAATCAGCTATCTGGAATTTGCGCAGCAAGTCCGCCAGTTGAAGACAGACTTCAACGAGCAACAGCGCGTCGCCAATCAAGTGGCGAACGCGCAAGCTCGCGTGAAAGAAGAAAACGAGCGGCTACAAAAGACGCTGAAGGACCGGCAAGCTTATCAGCAATTGGCCGACACTTTCGGCGGCCCGTTGTTGTCGTCGTTGATCGCCTTCGGGAATCAGGTGGAGCAAATTCGCCAACAGTTCGTCGGCAATTTCGGCCCGGCGGCTGCGCAGGTTGTTGACTTGATTTCGCGGGTCGTCGGCGCGAACGCGAGCGCTATCAACCGCTTCTTCACCGAAGCGTCGGCCAAACTCCAAGCGCTGTTGTCGCAGAACGGTCCGCAGATTACGAAGTTTCTGGAGAACATCGGCGCCGCCGCCGCTGCCGTCTTCAACGGCTTCATCCAAGCGGCTCCGGCGGTTATCGACTTCTTCAATAACCAAATCGTTCCGGCAGTGACGCGCTTGGTGGGCTTCTTCAACGGGCTCGCGAACGCAATCAATGCGGTGTTCGGCACGCGCCTAACGGCCGGGTCTCTCGTTATGGTCGCGATCATCGCGCAAATGACGGGCTCAATTCGTCTGTTGATGGCCGTCACCAAGACCTTCGGCGCGACGTGGGGCGCCCTGGGGGGCATCATCGCCGCCGTCGGCCAAATCCTCAATACCGTCTTCGGCGGCAACGCCGTAACGGGCGGCATCATTCGTATGGGGACCGCTGTGGCAACGTCGGGCGGGCTCTTCCGGACGTTGTTCGCCGTGGTCCGTTCGGGCATTCCGGTCTTCAGCGCGCTTGCGGCTGGCGTGGCCGCGTTGTTCGGCGTGTCCTTCGGCTCCGCCGTCATCATCGTCGGCGCGTTGACGGCGGCATTGGTGGCGCTCTTGACGCAAGTGAATTGGCCCGCGTTCCTCGCCGCTGCGGGCGCAGCGATTCAGGGCGTCATCGGCTTTTTCCAACGACTGTTGCAGGGCGCAACAAACATCGCGGCGGCGATTGTGGGCGCGCTTAGCAACGCGTGGACGGGAATCACGGCGGGCGCCGCAGCTTCGGCGGCGGGCGTTAGCGCTGCGTGGAACGTGGTCGTGCAGTTCTTGGCGACCGCGTGGGCCACTATTTTGCAGGGCGCCACCGGCTTGATGTCCGCGATTGTCTCCGTGATGCAAAGCGGCTTCGATACGGCAACCTCGATTGCCAAAGGTTGGTATGATTCGGTAGTTGCTTTCTTCGCCGACATCATCAGCAAGGCGAAGAACGTTGCGTCCGCTATCGCGGATGCCGTGGGCGGCGCTGGCGGCGGTGGCGCAGAACCGCAACAGAACGCGCGGGGCGGCTTCATTCGCGGGCGGGGCACGGGGACAAGCGATTCCATTCTGTCTTGGCTCTCCAATGGCGAATTCGTCATCAAGGCGGCGGCCGTCAAGAAGTGGGGTGTTGGCTTCTTCCACGCCCTCAACAGCATGCGCGAGCCCGGCGGCTTCGCGACCGGCGGCCTCGTGCGCGCTGCGGCGAGCGCCGTTCTTCCGCCCTTGCCGCGCTTCGCTGCGGGCGGCCCGGTGATCGTGGGCGGAGGTGCGGGCGGCGGTGGTCGTCCGCTCACGCTGCAAATCGGAGGCGAAGAGTTCGGAGGGCTCACCGCGTCGGACGATGCCGTGGACAAGCTGGGGCGCTACTCCGTGCGCAAGCAAGTCCGGAGCGCCGGGCGCAAGCCGACTTGGTTTAAGGGGTGACGACGATGGAAACGCTTTTGACGATCAGCGGCGCGGGCGTGAACCCGTATTCGGCGCGAGGGCTTACGCAGACGCTTGATCACATCCAAGCGGCGGCGGCTATGCGTCGTACGATCAACGGCAAGCTGAAGGATTTGTCACAACCGCAGTTCCGCAAGTACACGTCCACCATCACAAGCCGCGATCAGGTGGCGCCGCCGCTGGACGGTGTTTGGCCTGGCGACGTGGTGAGCGTCGGTTGCGTCGCAGAGCTTTCCTATCTCACCGCCGGGGGCGCGCCGCAGCGTTCCGTTGTGCCGGGGTCTTCGCGTGCGGACGGCGCCTACACGTTCTATCGCCCGCAATTGGTGATGAAGGTGATGTCGTACACGACTCAAGAAGACGAATACGGCCGCGTGGTGTCGTGGTCGTTGGTGCTGGAAGAGGACTAATCGATGCTTGAAGGACCATTCTATTTCGCTTGGGTGAATCCGGAAGAGCGTACCTTCGGCGCGGAGCACATGCGCGTGGATGAAGACATTTTCGACTTCTCGATTGACCACGCCGAAGGCGACTTCGCTACGCTCACCATCACCGTTGAGAATCCGAAGATTGGCTTCCTCGCGCCCGGCCGCAAGCTGTGGGCTTGGTTCGGGTACAACAAGGCATTTGACCCGGAGGCAAGTGAAGCCTCTCTTGGCGATGTTGCGCCACTCTTCTTCGGCCGTATCGTCGGCATGCCGGAAGACATGGACGCGGAAACGGTGTCTTTGCAGTTCATCGCGCGACCGGGAGATTTCGCGGAGCAAAAGGCGGCGCTCGCGGAGGCGATGAAGGTTGCGCCCTATTGGGACCCGATTTGGTTTTCAGAAGAAGCGCGGGGCGATCCGGATAGCGTCTTGGAGTCGCGGCCGATGATGTGGGCGATTGACCGCGTTACGCATGTGGTCTCCGCGTCGGACATCATCAACGGCGAAGACGGCACGATTACGTTTGATGAAGATCGGGTGTTTTACGACTCGGTGAAAATTACTTACGACGGATCGCCGCTGCGCACCGTCAACGTCATGGCCACCGTGTCGTGGGCGCAAGTCGCCGCTGGCGAAGTGGACCTTAGCTTTTATTGCGGCCATGGCGCGCCCTACTCAATCGTGACCTACACGGGCGACAAGCTGCCGGACAATTGGCCGGAGGCGGGCGCGAGCTTCGGCGGCGGCTGGACCGTCGGGCAAAGCACGATGCAAAAGCTAAGCGGCGGCAAGTCGGTTTGGATGTGGGGTAACGATCCGGTCTTGGGCACCTTGAACCCCACGTTTCCTGGCAAGACGGTGTTGTGCCCCTCTTGGGCGTTCCCGCAATTTGTCCTTGGGACGTGGTTCCCGGGGCACTATTTCCGCGTGGCCTTGGAGACTTGGAAAGGTACGCTCACCGCGAAGTATGATGTCAACCGCCAGCGCAGCGAAACGCTTACGTTCTCGCTCTCCGCCGACGTGCAGAAGGTGTTGACGGAGCCCGACGACGGCGAGGCGTTGGACTTGTCGTTCGCGTCCTCCGAAGTGGCGTCGCCTATCGATCCGGGCGGAACGCTCCCAATCGGCAAGGCGTTGCGGCGGATGTACCTCCCGACGGTTCGCGGCTCTAAGAGCATCGAATATTTGATCGCGCTTGCGCGCTCGCGGCTGATCGCGGCGGCCCGATGCGTGCGTGCCACCTTCGAAGTCTCCTTTCACGATGCGTTGGAAGTGGGACTCTCGCTGCGCAAGAGCGGCGTGCTTCACGACAACCGACTTCCCGGCGCGACCGCTGGCGGCAAAATTAGGTCGTACCAAATTTCCGGCAACGGCGACTCCGGTGAGTTCAGGGCCACCGTCACGCTCGCATGCTCCGTAGGCCGGGGCGGCTCCGTCACCGCGCAAGGCGGAACACCTACCATCCTGGAAGAAGGGTGCGTGGAACGGACCGTGCAACGCTATGAAGGCGAATACGTGTTGCCCTACGCGGGCGACGTTGCGTATTCGCCCCTTCTTGGCATGCAGCCCATTGACGACGGTTATAACTTCGAAAGCTTGCGCCCGTCCGACGTTGTGAAGAACGTTGTGAAGACCAACGACGCGAGCGTGCAACAGTCAATCATCCCGGCCACAGCCACGGAGCCGAAAGACGTAATCGATATTTTGAATCAATTCCCGTGCACTTGGGAATTCATCCTGAAGCCCATTGAGTCCGGGCCATTCGACCGCACCCTGGACCTTCTCACGACCGATCTGAAAATCCCGAAAACTATCGATCTTGAAGCCGACATGGTGTCGTCATGAGCCTTGAAAAAGTCGTCCGCCCGTTCGAGTCCGGAGATGTCTTCCGGCCGCGCGTACTCCCACCCACGCAGCCGTCCGTTGTTGTCGCGCCTGGCGATCCGGCAACGCTCACAGTGAAGGGCGGCAACTCCGGGGACTACGAAGAAGGGCCGGACCCGTGGGTGGCGGGCTTCAACGCCGAATGGCTTGAAGACAAGTCGCGGCGCGAAACGGAAACGGTTCGCGTAACGAACCCCGACGACGAAGAACAGTATGTGGATGTGGAGCGCATCAATCAAGCGGTCTTCAAGCGCCGCGCCACGGGCGAGGAAATCAAGATTGGCATTGATTGGACGAAGTGATGGTCAAGACGATTTACAAGGGGACCAAGCAAGACCCGCTGAAGCTTGACCTTTGGCAGAACGTGAAGAAGGTGCATTGGAAGCCGAAGGCCCTTGGCAACATGTCCTTAAGCGTCGGCGTCGGCATCCATGACGTTACTAGCCACACTGTCATTTTGACCATCAACGGAATCACGGTGCCGGTGGACCCGGCCGGACCGGACGACGTGGACTTCGGCGCGTCCATGTTCACCCGCGATCTTCGGCAGTGGTTGAGTGATCGTGGCGGCTCACTCGGGTCAAGCGTGTCCATCAACATTTCGGTTCACGGCACATCGCGCGAAGTGCGGCCGACGGGGCCGGGCATTAACGCGTTTTGGGAGTGGTTCATCTCAGGGACAACGAACAACGGCACAAACATCAGCGAGGGGCACAACGGCGGCGCCGAAGAAGATGTTAGCGTCCATTTGCCGGGCATCGCAATCGGCACGAACGCGTCCCGCATCATCCCATTGAGTTGAACGTTACTTGAATCGACTTCGGCGCACTGATTGAGTCGCCATCGCGTTTTTAAAAAAGGGATTTTGAGCCATGCCGCCAGCACCCGCCATTGTGTACCGTACGACGGACCCGCTTAAGTGGGGCACCGGCAAGGAAGCTCCGTTATCAGCCGAACAGTTTGACGAAAATTATTGGGCGCTAGTGCAAGCGCTTGAAGCCGTGTCGGCATTGGAGCCGCACGAAATCCAAGACATCAGCGTGACGCCCGACGGGCAGATGACCATTTTGCTTGACGGCGGTGCGAGCTTCGGACCTTTCACGCTCCCCGTCGCGTCGCTCACCTTCCGCGACGATTGGGCGCCCGTCATCGGCTACACGAAGAACGATTTTTTCCGCGAGGGCGATGGCCTCTATTTGGTCTTGCAAACGCACACGTCGGACGGTGTGTTCTCCGAGAGCGCGGGCAATGGCTTGGGGCCATACTATAAGCTGATCTTCCGGCCGGAGTCGTTCATCCTTTCCTTCTTCGTAGGCGGAAGCCCCGGCGCGGGCCTCTCGGTTGACGATCCGATTTTCGGGCACGTCGCGGCGAGCACCTTCCACCTTCCGGTGGACCTGGCCGGGTCAAGGGCAGCTCTCAAGAACGCGCCCGCCTCCGACATGTTCTTCAACGTCGTACGGAATGAAGACGTGCTTGGAATCGTGCAGTTTACGGCGGGGTCCAATGAGGGAATCTTCACGGTGTCCACGGCGGCGCAATTCACTGCGGGTGATTTTCTTACCGTGACGACGCAAGGAGAAGACGGGAGCGCGGCACACTTCGCGCTTACCCTGAAGTGCGTACCCGGCGCCGTGCCGTCGGGCGGCTAATCGTTACTGGAAATAGCCGCGACGCCGCGTCCATAGTCGCTACGGATTTGAAAACGTAGCTCCCATTTCAATAAGGGATTTGACTATGGACGCGACCGAAAAGGGCCTCGCCGTCATCCGCTCATTTGAAGGCCGTGCACTCAAGGCGTACCGCGATTCCGTCGGCGTCTGGACCATCGGATACGGCAACACCAACTACGACGCCTTCGCCGTGCAGTACCTTGGGCTGAAGATCGGCGCCGGGCTCACCATCACCGAAGAGCAAGCGGAATACCTTCTCCGGGAATCGCTTCGCCAGAACTACGCGCCCGCCGTCGCGAAGGCCATGCCGAACGCAAAGAAGAATGACAACGACGCGGGCTTGTCGTTTCACTACAATTGCGGCGCCATCGGTCGCGCGTCGTGGGTTACGCGCTGGCGCGAGAGGGCATCAGACGCCGCAATCCGCGCGGGCTTGATGTCGTGGAACAAGGCGGGCGGGAAGGTGCTCGGCGGGCTCACGCGCCGCCGCGCTCGCGAAGCCGACATGATCTTGAAGGGCGACTATGGCCCCGAAGGTCGCACGGCTCCGCCGACGCTCAACGCCAACGGCCGCGTGTCGGGCACCGTGACCACCAAGGCCCCAGCCACCGCCGACAAAGACCACCCGTTGGCCGGAACGCCCGGCATGCTCCGCAAGGGCGACACCGGGCCGGAAGTCGCGGACCTTAACGATGCGCTTGAAGTGATCGGCTTCAAGATTCCGGACCACACTGTGTTCGGCGATCCGACCGAACAGGCCGTGTTGCGCGTGCAGACATCGCACCCGCAATTGACCGTGGATGGTGTTGTGGGTCCCGCGACGCGCGCCACGATCAACCGCGAAGCCGACATGAAGCGCAAGGTGGCCAACACCGTGAAGACCGGCGGCGCTGGCGGCCTCGCGACCGCAGCGGCCGACGCGGCGAGCGGCGGCGGCATCCCCGTGGCCGTCTACATCGCGTTGGGCGCCGTTGCGTTGGTCGTGCTCGGTTACTTCGCCTGGAAGTACCGCGACGAAATCGGCGCGCTGGCGAAGCGGGGGTGAGCCATGGAAAAGCTTTTGAACGAAGACGGCTCCTTGGCTTGCATTTGCAGCGAGAACAAGCCGGAGTGCGATTGCAGCGACGGCGGAGCGAGCAAGGCGCACGGCGTGCCCTTCATGGTCCGCATGTCGTGGCGCTTCGGGCGCAAGGTCTACACCATCCTTCGCGGCATGGTGTGGCTTGCGCTCTCCGGGTTGGGGATGCTTGCGGATCAATACAACCTTGTGGACGTGCAATCGTTCGTGCGCTCCGCGTTCGCCAATAGCGCGAAGCTCTCCTTGATCGTGGTGGGCGCCACGGTGCTGTGGCTCGCGGTGATGCACTTCACGCGAGGGCAAAAGGGCTTCTCCGCGAAAGGCAATCTGGACGACGGGGAGTAGGGGCCATGCTGATTTTCAAGATGCTCTTGGGTGGGCTCGCCTCTCTTGTCGGCCCGGTCTTCAACTACCTCAATGCGCGCGTTGACTCCAACGCGCGCATCCACCTATCCGACAACGAAACGCTTTCGCGCGTTGGCTCCACCGTGATCGCGGGCGCTTCGAAGGCGGACGAACTCAACGCCGACATTCGCAAGAAGGAAGGCCCGTTCTCGCCCATGGTTGTGGTGGGCATCGTCGGCTTCCTCGCGCCGTTCGCGTGGCACACGTGGCAAGTCTGTATGGACTCGTCGCGTTGGCTCCCGTCCTATGATTGGGCGTTGGGTTTCATCCCCTATCCGTGCGTGTCGGTGCACATCGTGGGTTCGTGGCGCGTCGCCGCGCTTCCCGGCATGTTCGAAACCACGGAACACGCGGTCATCCAATCGCTCTTCATTGGCGCGAGCACGGCCGCGACGGGCGTTGCGCTTTTGAAGGCGCTCCGCAAATGACGGCCGCGAAGCGCAAGGCGGCAACGTCGAAGATTGATCCGGCGACGATGCGGGCGATTGAGGCGGCGGCGGAGAAGGCCGCGAAGCGCGCCGTTACCCGGGCCATGAAGCAATTCATGCTTCAACTTGGAATCAACGCGATCACCCCGGAAGGCGTCCAAGACAATCAGAAGGACGCAGCCTTTTTGCATCGAATGCGCGTGGGCGCGGAGTCCGCTCCGGGAAAGCTGGGGCTCGCCGCGTTGGGCGCGCTTCTCTCCTTGGTGGGCGGCGTGCTCCTTTATTTTTTCAAGTCGTATTTCGACACGCATTTTAACGTGAAGTGAGTTTGCGTCATGACTGAAATTGCCGTGGACGAATTGCAAAAGGATGTCGAAGCCTACATGGCAACCGGCGGCAATCGATCCGCCGCCGCGCGTCTGCGGAAGCTCCCGCGCAAGACCTACAACAACCGCTTGGAGATCGCGCAAAAGAAGCTTGGCATTCAACTAGGCAAGGTGGTGGACGGCCGCGTGGACTACGTGAAGGCGGTGAAGCGCCCGTTGCCGAAAGGAAAGAGCGTAGCGCGCTACATCCTTTCGTCCGTGCAGAACAACACGCACCCGCACCCGGGCTTCGCGAACTTGGAAGCATACGCCGGATGGCTCCGCGCCTTCGGCAGTTGCGAAGTCATCCTGGGTTCGTACAGCTACGCATTGGACGCCTACGGCGCCAAGGCCGTGAAGCGCGGGTCCTACGAAAAGGCGGCGGATCGCGGCGCCCTTGGCAAGCTGTGGTACGCGCCGGAGCTTGAACCCTACATCAACGACGATTCCATTGAACTCGCGCCCGGCTTGGTGTGGTGCGGCGAAATGAACATTCTGCCCACGGCCGCGAATCCGCTCACCGGACTCGAAGATTACAACGGCCGCAAGTCCAACATCATCCCGCACGCAAAGCACGCACTCGCGTCTGTGGCGTCGCTCGCCGACGAAGCCGCGAAGTTCAATTATGCCACCGGCACCGTCACGCAGCGCAACTACATTCAAAAGCGCGTCGGCATCATGGCCGAACGCAAGCACAGCTACGGCGGCTTGCTTGTCGAAGTGGACGCCGAAGGCAATTGGTACGTGCGCCAATTGCAGATTGGCGCGAAGGGCGAAGTGTACGACATCGGCCCGTCCGGCTATCGCGGCGTGCGGATCGCGGGCGGCAAGGTGGAGTCCGTCAAGATCACCGACGCGCCGTCGCGCACCTTCCTTGAGGCGATCACGTGGGGCGACATCCACGCGGCGGAGATGGAAGTTTGGGTGCGGCACCTTGGCTGGGGCAAGGGCGGCATGCTGGACCAACTCGCGCCGCGCAAACAGTTCTGGCACGACGTGTTCTCCATGCGGAGCCGGAGCCACCACGAACTAAAGAACTTCCACCGCACCTTCGAAAAGTGGGCGACGGGCGAAGGCAACGTGGAAGATGAAGTGCAAGTCACGGCGGACTTCGCGACCGAAGGGCACCGTGCCTGGCTGGAAACAATCGTGGTGCGCTCCAACCACGACCGGCACTTGGACACATGGTTGAACATTGCGAAGATTGAACGCGATCCGGAAAACGCGCGCTATTACGCGCTCCTTCAACATCAGGTCTTGGCGGCCATCGAAGACGGCAACCGGGACTTCAACGTGCTGGAATGGGCGCTGCGTCGCGCGGGCATCCCGAAGGGCGTGCGCTTCCTTGGCGAAGATGAGTCCTATGTTATCTGCAAGAGTCGGGACTTTGTGGGCATCGAATGCGGCTTGCACGGCGATCTAGGGCCGAACGGCTCGCGCGGCTCCACGCGCTCACTGAAGAAGTTGGGGCGCCCTGCCAACAAGGCGCACGACCATCAAGCCACGTGGATGGACGACACGTTGTCGGCCGGTGCGTGCTCCACTCGCTTCCCCTACATGAAGGGGCCGGGTGCCCATAGCATCTCGCACATTGGCACCTTCGAAAACGGCGCCCGCCAAATCCTCACGTTTTGGGCTGGGAAGTTCCGGGCGTGATCTACCGGCGGCCAAGGAGAAGGCCACGGTGGATTGGGCTTCTAGATCCGCTCACCATGGCTTTGCTGTGGGTGCTGATCGTCTGCCACGCGGTGCGGCGCGCTAGGCGTAACGGTCGGAATGCTCTTGGCAGTGCGCACGGACTCGGGTCAGCCAAGTGTCGAACCAAACCCATGTATTTGGATAGTCACCCGGCCGTCCGTATCCCTTTGCCGGGTCTTTAGCTTCAAGCTCCTGCCAAAGCAGCGTATGATTATGTTGGGTGAACCTGGGAAAGCCTTCATTGTGCATTGTTTTGATAATATGCGTCGCGGTATGGCGATTCTTATCAACTTCTTTGAGAAGAACGCTGTTTATCTTGCGGCCTTCCGCTGAATCGGGCTTTACGAATTCCACCGCAAGGTCCGCATTTGATGCGCGGTTACCGGTTTTCGGAATGAATGCGACACGATAAGCGAACCGCGCGTCCGCTTGTTGCTCTGCCGTTAGTTCCCGGTGGAAGTCGTCCATCATCGTGGCGATATGTGGCGGCAGCGCGCTGGCTTTCTTAAGAATAGAACGTTGATCCGTGCTGAAGGTGACAAACTGTAGCGCGATGGGAAGCCGCCGTTCGAGCCCAAATTGGGCTCCGAAAAGTAACTTCATGCAATCATTGAAGTTGATGCAACAGGCTTGCAGCTTTGCGCTAATTGCGTCGTCAATACGGTTAGTGGATCGATGCTCGATTTCGTGTCGAACTTCTAAAAGAAAAGTTAGATTGATAATTGCTCCTTTAGGCACCGGGCACCGGGCCTGCCGCAAACAGGCGCCTAGCTCCCAATAGCAATCCTCTCCAAATTTCGTCTTCTTAACGGAGCCGTCTTTCTCTCTATAACGGTAGTCAATGCCTTCCCGACGAAACCACGCGTGGAGCAGATATGTCCACGCTATGATGCTGGTGACAATGAATAGTTCAGCGCGGAATGTGAGTCCGGCACCGTTGAATATGTGAACGGCTGCGATCATCGCTTCGCGGGCTTTGATTAACAGTTCGTCGCCCCGAAGGCTTAAGCCGGTATGAGGGTCCACATCCGGCCATGTTGCCAAGAACTCTTCTAACTCTGCTTCGCTCGCTGCTTTCACCAGCCGGTGCTTTTTCTCCGTCCTTATCTCCGAGATTGCGCGGTGATTGATCGAACGTGTTGGACGGGTGAAATATGCCAGTATGTCTTGATCGTTGGAGCCCGCCCGGGCGAGCATCGCCTTGATTAGAGCGACTTCCCAACGTTCAAGCTTATTGCCTCGTTTACGTATCGCCATCTAAGAACCCCCTACGTCTTCGTAGAGGGAGCGTGCGCCGTTCGCAAGCATACGTTGTGTCGTCTTGACAGGTAGACCGCGCCGCCGCCCACGGCGCCCCACGATCCGGTCCGGAACTCTCAAGAATCGGGTGCGTTGCAATGCGGGGCAACGGAGGACTGAGGAATGGCGAAGAAGGCCAAGAAGAAAACAGCCCGTGGACGCAAGCAAGATCGTGCGCGCGTCGCAGGCGGGCAAGACTATGAAGTGCGATACGAAGCGAAGAAAACGGGGCGCTCTAAGAAGTCGGTAAAGAAGGCGGTGAAGAAGGTTGGCAGTAGTCGCAAGCGAGTCGAGAAAACGCTTAAGCGCAAGAAGGCTAAAAAGTCTCGTCGGTAA